TAACTTCTTGCAATCTCACCAACCATATAAGTTTTTTTTCCTCTAAAAAAGTCAAATGTTTTATAATACATTATGTGTCTTACTAAACCAATTTCACCAGTTTCTTTAACTCTTACTTGGTCACCTACTTCAATTTCTCTAATCATTTAGTAACTGATTTAATTTATAATCTCTTTCATCATCTTTATCTACAAAATCTAATTCTTCTTCACAAAACCAATGAGGTATTACATTTGGTATTTGTAAATACTTATTAGGATAACTAGATAGTTCAATATAGTAATAGTTGTCACCTTTTTTAGTTTTACTTTTTACTACAAATCCTTCTCTACCTTTTAGACCATCCCATTCACGAGTTAAAACTCTAATCTTATTACCCTTTGAGAACTTGAAATTGTTTTCTGTATTTGAATACTGCAAGGTCTTTGGCTTTCGCTTCAATCTCTGTATCAAAGTCAAGACCAAATGTTTTAATTTCTTCATAAATGTAATCTGCATGTGCTGTATTTTTACCTGATGCGTCTTCTAGTGTTTTCGGTGAACTCATATGAGTTAGTACTCTTGTTTTCCAAGTAGAGTGTGCTAATCTTAAAGCTTCTTCCATAGTTTGATCTTGTGGACCATAGTTATAGTGGTGCTGGTCAAACGTAATTGGAATACCAATAACTTGATAAACCCAATCATATAACATTTTAACAGAGTATTGGTTTGCACCATCATCATTCTCTACAACTAATCTTTTCTTACAAGACTCTGATAAGTTTTCAAACTCTTTACAAAATCTTTCTGCTGCCAACTCTCTGGTTGGTTGAGTAGTATTGATATGAATGTTGATTGGATAGAATGTAGTTTGATCTAATTCCATCAAATCCATAAGTTCTGCGTGTTTGTTTAACTCACTAATAGTTTTTTGAACTACTGATGGATTCTCACTTGCAAGTACATTGAAGGGACCAGGATGGTACGATACACGTATACCGTGGTCTTTTACTTTCTTACCGATAAGTTTTAAGTAAGTATGAATTGCAGGAAACTTTGGTAGATCACTGAACTCATATTCTGACATCCAAGGAAAGGAGTCACTTGACATTCGATAAATGTAAATGTTATTTTTAATGTTATACTCTAATAATTTTAAAGTATCTTTTAGATTTTCAATAACTAATTCTGACACATAAGGAAGACCTTTTGCATCAAATGTTCTACGAACCATACCTCGGTTCACTGTTACGAATTCTTTCTTTTTCTTATCTGCATTTACTCCCATAGAGATGCAACAATAGCCTATATTCTTCATTTTACAAAGATATGGATTTTTTTTAATTTTTTTAATTTTTTTACTATAAAAAGTCCACTATATTTTATAAGGGGTTTACTTAAATCCAGTCAAAAGTTGACTTTTTTTTAATTTTTTATTTAATATATAACTATGAAAAAAAATATCAACCAACCAATGAAAAAAATCTTAACCTTTATGGTAGGATTGTTCTTGTTATGTAGTTTTTCTACATTTGCACAGACTTGTCCTACGGCTCCTGGAACAGGAGTTTATGTTATGTTTGACAGTACTTACCCAGTTGGGTCAATTACTGCAGGGGAAACTCATGTTAGAATGTGTTATGCTAACACTACTTCTACAAAAGTTTCAGGGGTTCAGTTTAGAGTATGGTACGACAAAAATGCATTTAACGGAGATGCACCAGTCGTAACTTCTTTAAACACAACGTTCCCACAAAGTTTACAATATGTTACCAACGTTTCTGAAGGTAGCATTACAATTACCATTGTTTATACAGGTTCGTCATCTACTTTTACGATTCCTGATGGACAGTTATTTGATTTGAAATTAACTCACTCACCTAACTTCCAAAACTTTTCTGGTACAAACCCTATTGCCAATATGGCAGTAACTGGTGTAACTCCATTTCCGAATGGTGCATCAGATATAAATGGTATAGACACTAACTTAGTAGTTCATAACTATGGTGGGGTTTTCCAACAACAAATGTTTGCTTACTCTGGTAACTTTAAAACAGTTACAGGAGCAGGTGCTAAAAACATTCCAGTTGTATTACAGAAAAAAGCAACAACTGCTTCTACTTGGACAGACGTAACTACAGTTACTACTGATATAAATGGTGCTTTTGCTTTTAATGAACCAATTGACGTATCTTACTATGATGTAAGAGTACACGTTCAAGGTGATGTACTTCCGTTTGGTAACATCGTAACAACTGCAGATGCACAAAAAGCTAATGATATAGTTGTTGGAATGGCAACTCCTACTGGATTTGATTTCTACTCTGCTGACGTAAATGGTTCTAACACTATTACTATTGCTGACGTTTACTCTATCTTTGGTAGAATTGCTGGTAGATTTACTACTTGGCCAAATAGCGTTAAAGATGTATTATTCTTTAGTGAAACTGAATACAACACAATTAACACTTCGCCAACTAACTTGAGATCTACAATTCCTGGTGTAACTATATTTGACAAAGTTGTTTTACCAGATGATCCACACACAGGAGTTAATTACTATGTATTAGGTGCAGGAGATGCTAACAACACAGGTTTCCAAATGGCTCGTATGGTGCCAATTGAAATTGCTAACCCAGCAAATGCTCCTTATCACATAATTGACAAAACTATCGAATTCGATAATGTGAATAGAGAAATTGAATTGAACTTACCTACTTTAAATAACATTCAAGAAGGTAACTTAATCAATGTTCCTGTAAAAGTACTTTCTGCAAATCACCTTTTAGGTTCTATGCAATTCGGAGTATGGTATGATCAATCCCTTTTAGATTTTAAAGGGATTGAAAGTACAACTTCAGTTTCAAGATGGATTTCTTACACTAACCCTGAAGAAAACATTATTGACTGGGGTGGATATGATGCTTTCGGTGGATTAGACTTAGTTAAAAATAATGATGTGGCATTCACATTACAATTTGTTGCAAAACAACCACAGTCTAACTGGGGAACTTCTCCTTTAGTAGTTACTCGTAAAGCAGCAGGTGATGCACAAGCTCGTGATTTCAACATTAGACCAACAGATGGTTTAGTAGTTATCAATAAAATGAACAATGGTTCTTTAGTTGATCTAGATAAAGATTCAATGATCGTTTATCCTAACCCAACTAATGGAATGATTACAATTGCTTTTAGTGTTACAAAAGGAACTAAAGCTAATTTAGGAGTATATGACATCAATGGTAAAAAATGTATTGATGTTATATCAGATAATTTTCCAAAAGGAAAATATAGCTACACAGTTGATTTAGGTATTGTTTCTGAAGGAACTTATATCGCAGTTTTATCACAAGATACTAATAAACAATTAGTAGCAGAAAAAATAATCAAACAATAATGAGTTTAAAAACATTCTTAGGTGGAAGTAGTGAGTATGTAAAAGTAGATGATAAAAATCGTTTTTACTTTATGCTACAACAAATGCAATCTAATCGTTGGAGAATAACAGCAATCGTATTAGGATTATTCTTTATGATTATTATGGGAATAAATTCTGGTATATTCTTTGGAGTAACAGTAGGAGAAGATTGGAAAGAGTTATTACTTATTCTTTTAGGTGCATTTGTAGGAAATCTTAATAAAGTAGTTGACTATTGGTTCAACTCAGAAGATAGAGATAAAATGCTTATTCAGAAAGTAGATGAGGAAGATGGTGTTACACTATCTAACACAGCTGATACTGAACAATAAAATAAAAATAAAATTATGTCAGAAGAAACACAAGATCATAATGATGGATCATGGTCAGGATTAAAGAAAACAATAATCGGAGGATTAACAACTTTAATCACAGCAGGTGGAGTTTGGATATCAACTCAATTATTTGGTGGGCAATCAGAAGATGAAGAGAAACCAAAAACAGAAGTTGCCGCACCAGCACCAGTTGTAGTTAATTTAACTAACAACAACACTAATCAACAAAAACAACAAGGTGGTGGTACAACAACTATCATTAAAGAAAAAACTGTTGAGAAAGCTACACCAGCTGTAACACCGGCTAAACCAAAAGAAGAAGAACCTTGGTAAAAAACCAAAAATAAAAAAGGGATGGTTTTAAACCATCTCTTTTTTTTTCTAAAAAATAAAAAAATGTAATGAAAAACCTACTATTATTTATAATATTTTCTCTTATAGGATTATCAGCAACTGCTCAAGTTATTGGTAGTACTAAAACAGAATCTTATCAAGCAGAATTTGAGAAAAAACAATCTATCAATGTTGTTGCTGACTATGATGGTGAACCAATTCCAGTACAAGTACTTTCAATTGGTATCAATGATGATGTTTATGCAATGTACCCAGAACTTAAAGATAAAAGAGTTGGATTAGGAGTTGCAAACATCGTATTAGAATACTTAGAGATGACAAATCGTTTTGTATTTACAGAAGATAAAAATGAAATCAAACAAAAAATGATTGCTCAAGATAAGGCATCTGCAAAGGGTATATCATCAAATGAGATTAAAGTGAAGGGTAATGTCCTTTTAGCAAAATACTTTGTTTATATCGAAGTATATGACTTCTCTGTATCTGATGAAGAAGAACTTACTGTTGGTTCTGCAGAGTTAAAACAAAAAACTATACTTGGTCTTCAAGTTAGATTCGTTGATGCACAAACTGGAGAAGTTATTACTGGTTCAGGAACAAGTGAAGCGGTTACTATAAAGAAAGCAACTTTACTTGATGGTGTTGATGAAGTTAAATTTAATCAATCAACTATTGGTATTACAACAAAGAAATCTCTTGAAACCGCTGCTTCAAGAATTATATCAAAAATGATTAAAAAAGGAGTATTCACTAAATAATGAAAAAATTACTTACATTACTTTTTATATTAGTAGGTCTAACTAGTTTTGCACAAGCTAGTTATGACTATACTTATATTGAACCCTGTTCTGGTAAGTCAAAGTCTTTGACTATACCTATTGGAGCACCGGGTAGTAATGTAACTGTAAATTACTATGGAAATGTTGCGACATTTAATAGTGTGGATTTTAATAATGGTGTATTCCAAAATTGGATGAATAATATTGCGGGAACTAATACAGGTCAGCCGTGTGATCAAATAGCAACTATTTTAACAAATAATATAAATATGACTGTTACTCAGAATGTTATTAGTACTGTTATAAATGTTGCTACTATAACAAATATGATGAGTGATCTTCTATCAGATGTTGGTGGTGTGATGTCAGGTGACTTAGCCAATGCGTTAAATAATAGTGAGAATAGTGAATCAGAAAAGGAAGATAAGAAAAATTCTAATATGAGTTCTACTAATGTTTCAACCAATTCAAGTTCTACTAATGGTTCTACTGGTTCAACTAACGGTGGTTCTACTAATGTTTCAACCAATTCAAGTTCTAATGGTTCTACTAATGTTTCAACCAATTCAAGTTCTACTAACGGTTCTAATGGTTCTACTAACGGTGGTTCTACTAATGGTTCTACTAACGGTTCTAATGGTTCTACTAATGTTTCAACCAATTCAAGTTCTACTAACGGTTCTAATGGTTCTACTAATGGTTCTACTAATGGTTCTACTAACGGTTCTAATGGTTCTACTAATGGTTCTACTAACAGTTCTAATGGTTCAACCAATTCAAGTTCTACTAATGGTTCTACTAATGGTTCTACTAACGGTTCTAATGGTTCTACTAATGGTTCTACTAATGGTTCTACTAATGGTTCAACCAATTCAAGTTCTACTAATGGTTCTAATGGTTCTACTAACGGTTCTAATGATTCAACTAATTCAAGTTCTACTAATGGTTCTAATGGTTCTAATGGTTCTACTAACGGTTCTAATGGTTCTACTAACGGTTCTAATGGTTCTACTAACGGTTCTAATGGTTCTACTAATGGTTCTACTAATGGTTCAACCAATTCAAGTTCTACTAATGGTTCTACTAATGGTTCTACTAACAGTTCTAATGATTCAACCAATTCAAGTTCTACTAATGGTTCTAATGGTTCTACTAATTCAAGTTCAACTAACGGTTCAACCAATTCAAGTTCTACTAATGGTTCTAATGGTTCTACTAACAGTTCTAATGATTCAACCAATTCAAGTTCTACTAATGGTTCTACTAATGGTTCTACTAATGGTTCAACTAATGGTTCTACTAATGGTTCAACTAGTCCAAATGTATCAACTGATAGTTCTACATCAACTACAACTACTCAAAACGGTTCTGGATCAGGTTCAACAGCGAATGCTGTTTCAAATGCTGAAGACAATTCAAAAGGAGAAGATAAAAAAGATGATCCAAAGAATACTTCAAGTAGTTCAAGTTCTCTTAATACGTCAACTACTATTGCGACTGCTGAAGATAATACAAGTTCTGGTGGTAAGGGAAATAAAAGTGAGAAGAAAACGGGTTCTATGATTGGAACTGGTGATATTGTTGTAATGAAAAGTGCAGAGGACCCTACTGCAAAAAATCAAGTTAGATTAACAAGTTCATTAACTAAGGCAAACACTGATAACACAAGAGTTAAAGGAGTATTGGCAAACTTTACGTCAGTAGTAAATAATACAAACGTTACTTTCTATAAGGCTTGGGTATTTAAAAAGTCTAAACTAACTTTCATTGCAGCAAACTCATCAATGATGAACTTTGAAAAAGATTTCTTTAATACAACTACTACAATTGTTTCTAAAAGATACAGAGGTAACTGGAAAAAACTAACTACGATGGCCGGTTTAAACTATACATTCGGTAATTATGGTGATGCAAAGTTTATGAATGTCTCTGCAATTGGTGGTGGTTTTTACTCTTATAATATAAATAAAAAAATATCAGGTTCAGTCTTGATTATTGGTGTGTACTCACCATTCACACAATTCTATGATGGTAGATGGTGGGAAAGTAGTACACTTATCGTTCCTTATTCTACCTGGGATTATAAAATTACAAAGACATTTAAGTTTAATGTAAGTTTCTCAGGAGTATATGAAATGAATAAAAACATGTTAAACTATCAAGTTTTAACAGGTGGAAAAATAATGTTTTAATATGAAAAAAATAGTATTAGTATCAGTAGCCTTATTTTTAATGGCATTTACAAAACCTTGTTACACAGTAACAGAAATTAAGTCATCAGTTGATGCACCAGAAATGAAAAAGGAAAGAGTAGTTTTTGGTATTAAACAAATTACAGAAGAAGTTTTATCAGAAAACTTTGATTTATGTCAAGATGGTAAACCAATTGTGGTAGAGATAGTTAGTATTGAAGCACCAACAGTTGGTATGTCTATTGGTCCATTTATGAAAGTAAGTAAAGATACTGAAGTTAAAGTTAAAATTACAAAAGATGGTGAAGAATTTGAAGGAGTAGGAACTGCAAAAACATCAGTGACTGCAACATTCATTGATTTGAATGATGAAAATTTACCATTTAATAAAACCTCATTTGCTGGGGCATTAAAAAAAAGTATAGAAGATGCAGTTTATAAAATGTAAATTATTTTTACTTATACTATTATTTTCTTTTACCGTATCAGCACAAATAAAAGTTGATAGAGCTGGTGATTTTTGGGACTTAGAGATTAAAAAATCTTTAATACAAATTGAGAAGATAGATCCATTTATGTATGATTATGTAAAAACAAATGTAGATAGAATTAGTGTTTGGAATGGTGATTTTAATTCATTTGAAGTTATCAATGGTGAGAGAGTTATATTTATATCATCTAAGAATTTTGGAAGAGGATCTATAAATAATTTATCTTCTACTATTATCCATGAATCTTATCATATTGCACATAGAGAAGAACATAACTCAGTTTGTAGTGAAGAAATGCATGCTTATTTATTTGAACTAAACTTTTTATTTAAGATAAAAGACGTTGAAACTTGGTTAGTTGAGTTTGTTTATAATAAAGCTATGGAGTATAGAACAATGATAGAAAAAGGTACTTGTAATAAGTAATATATAGTATATGAAATATATAAAAAAGTTTGAAGGGTTTGGTTATTCAGATGATGATTATCAGAATGAAGTTATTTCTATTCTAAAGAAGTTTAATTTAAGACCAACTGAAATCAATACTATTATGGATTTCTATTCAGATATGATGATGGAATATGAGGATACTGGTAAAGTACCACAAGTATTCGTGAATGATATACAAGATAAGATAGGATTAGGACAAGGAGGATATTCAACAATTATAATGCCACCAAAACCGAATACATCAATAAAAAATTTATAAAAAGATGAAAATAATTAAGTATAGTGATTTTATCAATGAAGCATTTGATACAGTAGAAAACTACAGTAATTCCTTATTAGGAGTATTAAAGAAGAGAATTGATAAGATGTTTGAGTTTCAATCTGAACCAGAAGAAGGATCAGAAGAAGATAATATGACAGTAAAGAAAGCTAATATAACTTCTAAGAAAGATCAGGGAAAGCCAACATTTAAAGAGTTTGGTGTTAGATTAGATAGTTCAGAAATATCTAAAAAGAATACTAACTTAACTGTTAAGTTTTCAGATGATGAAAACACTTATTCTATTTTTGTTAAAGTTGATACGTCTGAAGTTGCTAATGATATTGCGGCCGCTGCTGGTGAGGAAGGTAAAGATTTTAGTATTGATGATATTAAAAAATGCCATGTTACACTTAAAAAATATGACATAAACACATTTGAAGTTATTGGACAACTAGATAAGAATGTAGAAGTTAAAGGTTTAGACGAAGAGTATCTAATCAATCTTAAAATTGAATTAGATGACATGTTTGGAGAAGAAGAAAAACTTGAAATAGAAACTGAATAGGAAACAGATTTATTTTAATAAATAAATTATGTTAAATATAGTTTCAAGTTATCAAACCTTACAAGAATTTAAAAAATCAAGGTATTTTAGAGTTAGTCTAGGATTAGTTCCTACCGTTGAAAAAAATGGTACTCGTATTTATAATGATCAAGATAGATTTGCTAGATTTTATAATATGCAGTATAACACTACAATTTATGGTCAGGGTAATGTTGGTGATATAAAATTTTATGTAGATCATTATATAAAAGATTCATCATTTGCAGTTTATACAGAAGATTTCCAAGAGTTTTTATTTCAATTAGAACCAATATTGATAAGAGATAAGGGTATAGAGTTTTATTTAGGACATATTCTAAAAAATACAGAGGAAGAGTATGATGAACGTGTAAAAGCAAATGAACTTAAAAAGATTGAAGAAAAACCTACAGGAGTTGCTGATAAAGTATTTAGTAATCCAGGTAATGTAAACTATGAAGATTTAAAAGCTTACTTAGCTGAGAAGAATAAATCACGTTATAAATAAAGATAAAGTAATTTATAAACTTCTAATTTATCTTCATCATCTAAATCATCAAAGTCAGTTGTATAATCTAATTCATCAATAAATTTATGTAAAGTGATTATATTATTACTTAATTCTATTGTATTAAAAGTTTCAAAACTTAAAGGTAAATCAATGATTATCTCGGAAACACCAAGTCCTATATCATTTATTAATCTGATAACTTTTTTTCTAATAACAGAACTAAATATCTCTTTCATAAGAGTATATATAAAAAAAGCCAATCAAATGATTGGCTTTTTTATTACTTACTTGTTTCATCAGAAACGTCCTCATAACTTACATCTTGAACATCGTCTGAACTTTCGTTAGTTGGTTCAGGCTCGTTTTGAGATTGTTCGTACAATTTAGCACTGATTGCATGCCAAGAATCACTTAGTTTTTTAGAACTTTCGTCGATTGCATCAACATCTTGATCAGCGTAAGCTTTTTTCAATTCATCTAGGTCTATACCTAAAGCTCTCTTGTCTTCCTCTGTTAGTTTTTCATCAAACTCTTTCATTTGTTTTTCTGTTTGGAAGATTAAGTTGTCAGCACCGTTAAGTTTGTCAACTTTTTCTCTTTCAATTCTATCAGATTCTGCATTAGCTTCAGCTTCTGCCTTCATATTCTCAATTTCTTCTTTTGTTAATTGAGAACCACCTTCAATTCGGATTTTGTTTTCTTTACCAGTAGCTTTATCTTTCGCGGTTACTGAAAGTATGCCGTTGGCATCGATATCCAAAATTACTTCCACTTGTGGAATCCCTCTTGGTGCAGGTGGAATACCATCTAAATGGAATCTACCTAAAGAACGATTGTCTCTTGCCATAGGTCTTTCACCTTGAAGACAGTGGATCTCTACAGAAGATTGATTATCTGCTGCAGTAGAGAATGTTTCACTTTTTCTTGTAGGAATAGTAGTATTAGCTTCAATTAATTTAGTAAACACACCACCCATTGTTTCAATACCAAGTGAAAGAGGGGTTACATCTAATAGTAATACGTCAGTAATACCACCAGTCAACACGGCACCTTGAATAGCAGCTCCTAATGCAACAACTTCATCTGGGTTTACAGATTTGTTTGCTTTCTTACCAATGAATGATTCGATTGCTTCTTGAATAGCTGGGATTCTTGTAGAACCACCAACCAAGATAACTTCATCAATGTCAGCTGGTTTTAATTTAGCACTTTTAAGAGCAGACTTTGCACAATCAATAGCTCTTTTAACTAATGAACTAGTCATTTGGTCAAATTTAGCTTTAGTCAATTGTTTTACAAAGTGTAAAGGTTGATTGTCTCTTGATGTGATGTAAGGTAGATTAATGTCAGTTGTTGTAGAAGAAGATAATTCAATCTTAGCTTTCTCAGCAGCTTCTTTTAATCTTTGTAATGCCATAGCATCTTTTGATAAATCCACATCATTTTCAGATTTGAATTCTTGAACCATCCAAGTAATGATTTCGTTATCAAAGTCGTCACCACCTAAGTGAGTATCACCGTCAGTAGATTTTACTTCAAAAACACCGTCTCCAATTTCTAATACAGATACGTCATGAGTTCCCCCACCACAGTCAAATACTAAAATTTTAGACTCGTCATTTTTCTTATCTAAACCATACGCTAAAGCAGCGGCAGTTGGTTCATTGATAATTCTTTCAACTTTCAAACCAGCGATTTCACCAGCTTCGATTGTTGCGGTTCTTTCTGCATCACCGAAGTAAGCAGGAACAGTGATAACTGCTCTTGTGATTTCACATCCTAAATAATCTTCAGCAGTTTTTTTCATTTTTTGTAAAATCATTGCTGAGATTTCTTGTGGAGTATATACTCTGTCTCCAATTCTAACACCAGGTACATTAGAGCCAGTTTTTTCTACTTTATAAGGAGTTCTTTTAATTTCATCTGAACAAGATGAGAAATCTTTCCCTATAAATCTTTTGATTGAGTAAACAGTTTGTTCTGGGTTAGTAACTGCTTGTCTTTTTGCAGGGTCTCCCACTTTTCTATCATCTTTCATGAAGCCTACAATAGAAGGTGTTGTTCTTTTACCTTCTGAATTGGAGATTACAATTGGTTCTCCTCCCTCTACTACTGCAACACATGAGTTGGTAGTTCCTAAGTCAATTCCAATAATTACGTCTTTTGCCATAAGTTTTTTAATTTTTTTTATTTATTATTATGCAATTTTTGTACCAAACTAATTTTACTGACAAAGTATGACAAATTGTCATAAATAGTTTATACACTAAATATATATCGAAAAAATTAAAAAAGTTTAACAAAATTTAATATATACTTTTATGTTACAACAAATACTAGATAATATAGAAGGAATACTCGTTGAGTTGATAGATAATCAGATTGATTTTGATTTTGATGTAAAAGACAAAAGAGATAAATTTTTAACATTTGATATTAGGTTTTTTCCAGAATTTATAAGAGATGGTGGTTTAAGTCGTTATTTTCCTTATTTAGAGTTTTATGGTAGAGATGGTAAGTTAAAACCTTATATAAAGGAAGCACTTTTAACATTAGATACATATCTAAAAAATAAACTAATGTATGTCAAGGTTCATTCTCTATTCGGAAACGAAGGAATTATGATGTCGATTCCTGAATTTACTAGAGTTGAAGGTTCAATGGCAACTACAATTAAAATTTTTACTATTGGGGTTTCTGTGAATCATTTAGCAAGAGGTAAAGCAAACAGGAATATAAAAGAAAGAAGGATATACTCATATTCTCAATTTATAAATGAAGAGTTAAAAGATATAACTACAAATGTTTCCGGTTCTGGTAGAAGTAGAGAGGTTACTAAAATCTATAATGATGAAGATGCTTATATAAAATCACCTGCTGCAGGTGTCTTATTAAATAATAAGTTTAGAAAAGAAGAAATGGATTCAATCATTACTGCCTTACAACAAGGTGCAAAACCCGAGGAATTTAGTATAAAAGATCCTAAACTATTGAGAATTTTAGTTTTGGCAAATAATCTGAAGTTTCTAAAAGATACATTAAAAGAAAAGGGTAGATTACAATGTGAGTATTGTGATAAAGGACCTTTAATTATATATGATGTTACACCAGATAAATTCAGTAATCTAATTGATAATCCTTATTATAGGTTAAATCAAGATTTTGATGCTGAGTGGGGAGCAACTTGTGATCATAAAGACCCACAATCATTAGGTGGTGATAAGTTTGATTATAGTAATCTAGCAGTTTGTTGTTATAGATGTAATCAACGAAAGAGATCAATGCCTTATAAACAATGGATGGAAAGAATTGGTAAAACAAATGAGAGTTTAGTAGTACCAAGACAACCTATCGATCAAATGGCAGATACTTTTATCATTGAAGTATTTGATAAGTTTGATATAGATTATTGTAAGCCAGAAGATGAAGAAAAAATGGATTATGCACAAGAAGCTTATTGGACTTTTGTATTTGAAGATAGAGACGGTAAAGGTGGTTTATTAGAAAAACCATATGAACAATTTCTTGAAATATGTTGGTTAGAAAGTGAGTTATATACAAATGTGATGAATGAGTTACTAGCAGTAAAAAGTATGGTTGAAAGAAGAACTGGTTATACTTATAAGTTAAAACATAGTACCAGTTGGGGTTATGGATTTATAACTATAGAAACTAGAGATATATATGGTAATTTTTTAAGACCAGAAGAAAATATATAAGATATGAAACATTTAAAAAAATTTAATGAATCTGCTACAGAAGGACTTGATAAAGAATTTCTTGATATGGTTTTTGTAAACTTCCTTGATAGAGGAATTGAAACTAAGATTAGTCCAAATAATATGGTTTATACAATTGAGATAAAATACGAAATGGTTAGTAGTATAGGTAGGTTAAAAACATATTTAGACCAAGCTAAAGAAGATGCATTAGATATAGAGTCTGGTATGGCAAAAGTTAAGATAGAGATACCTAAGGCTTGTTATACATTATATCTAAAAGATCAAACTATTCTATTTAAGATCTATAAAGACTTAACTATACAATCTTCTCCTAATCCAGAAGGTATTCAAGAAGTAGAAGGTTGGGATCCTGATAATGATGATTTTTTTGATGATGATGAAGCAGGTGAAGAGGATCGTCATGCTACATGGTTAAGAAATAGATAAATAAAAAACCCACCAATCGGTGGGTTTTAGTCTTCTACATCTTCTTCAACGTCAATGAAGAATAAAGTTGGGTCAATTTTAGATAACCACTCTCTTGCTATTAACAATTTGTTAGTATCTCTTGACAACCAAACTTTAGCCATTTCAAATGGTTCAGAAGTTTTGATCATATTTTCATATCTTTCATAGTCTTCAAAGATTTCTAAGATTTCTTCTCTTGATAGTAATGCCATTTCATCTACAGTCGCCATTTTCATTACATAATGAAAGTTCTCTTCTTTACTTTTAAAGTTGATTGAATAATCTTTTCTTGAACCTACAGTTAAGTAGAACTCATATGATTTTCTTATTTCATCAACTTTTTTAGATAAAGCTCTTTTAACTATTGAAATGATTTTCTCAATTCTAGCGTGTGCTTCTACTTCATCTTCTGGGATTTGAGCGATAACATCATCAATTTCATCAGTTAAGATGTAGTTGATTATAACGTTTTCTCTGTAAATATCCTCAGTCAATATACCGTGTCTTTTGAAGTACCAGTCAGTTTTGATTTTCATCAATAAACCGTTAGTAAATTCAATTATCCACCCTTCTTTATCTTCTGTGTAAGAAGCCATTTCAACTAACTCGTCTAAAGTATAACCTGCTTCAGAAGGAGTTACTCTAACGTCTCCGATTACGTCTAAATAGTCATTTAAGTCTAATAGTTCACCAGTAACATTATCTCTCAATCTCAATAAGATTAAGTCTTCTTTAGCATATCTTAAAACTATTTTGTTTGTCGGAGCGACATACTCAAAGATTGCAGTTATATCAAGATCAAAAGTCCAATCAACAAATCTTTTTACGGACTCGTTTGATTTGTAAACTCTCATGATACCTTCTGCTTGGTCAGTGATAACTGACATTTTTGATTTACCAAAAACTGATCCGTCTGGAAGTTTGATAAATGATGCCACAGAACCATCTTCTTTGTTGTAGATAGATTTGATTTTTAAGTCTTTAACTTCTGAATACATAGTATCTGGTACTTGGTTCAAGTTAAAGAATTTCTCTAATAATAAGTATCTTTTAAACAAAGAACCGTCAGAGTTGAACACATAAGTGATCCCTCTCATTTCTTTTGCACCTGGGTCATTGAAATCCGCCCAAGAAGCTAGTCTATAGTTGAAAGTAGATACAGCATACCCACCTACAATAGATTTTGATTCGTAAAATGGAGAGTCCACTTTATTAACCAAAGCTAATGCTTCATCGTAAGTTGGTATGTTGTATATTTTTTTCATTTTATTTTAGTCTTTTAATAAGTTTTCGGCAACAGAGTATTGTTTATCACTTAAAACTTTTACTTGTCTTCCTTTAAAGTCTTCTTTTTTTAATTTAGTATTTGTTTTTAATTGTTTCTGTAATGATAGTAAAAATGAATTAGTACCATCATAAGATTTAATCTTCTTATTTAATTCTACTTTTTCGTTTATTTCCATGTTTTAAATTATATTTTGACAAAGATAAGGAAAACTTCTTAGTAAATACATATATAATAATAAAATTACTAAAAATAATATGAAAATAACAATACGTCCGGAGGAGATTGTAAAAAGATGTCTTTGGGACACATACGTATATTATGTGTTACAATGCACTGAAAAAGAAGCAGAAAAGATACTTAAAGAAAACGAAGAAATAGAAGTATCTGAAAGAGATGCCTTAGTAATGGGTTTACTTAAAATAATAGAAACTATAAATTTAATTCATAAGTTTAATACTTATGTTACTGAATTTTTGAGTAATAAATCTATCAATAATCCTAAAAAAGATGGTACATTATTGATTAGAAAGAAAAACTTTGACTACGCAGTTGATAAGTTTTTAGATAAATTTCCTGACTATTGGGAACCTAGTGCCGGATGGGTCAATTCATTAAAAGAACTTGTTGAATACATAGATGAAATGAAAATAAGTTTAGAAAAACTAGAAGTGATTGAACTTGAAGACAAAAATGTTATATATGAGTTTTATAACTCAAGTGCCGTGAAGAAACTATTAAAATTTAATTATTAATAAAAATGGAAAACGAAGAACAAAAAGAAATTTTAGAGGAAACTGTTGTTGAAGTAACAGTAGAGCAAAAACTACAAGAGTCTGAGGACAAATACTTACGTCTTTATGCAGATTTTGAAAACTACAAAAGAAGAGTTCAGAAGGATAAAGAAGAATTAGTATTAAATACAAAAACTAAAATGTTATCATCTGTTATTGATATGGATAATGACGTTACATTAGCTTTGAAATCAATGGATAAAGTTGATAAAGGAGTTTTACTAATTGCACAAAAATTAGAAACTTTCTTAAAGTCACAAGGTATTGAACCAATTCAAACTGAAACTTATGATGATGAGTTACATGAAGTTATTAGTGTAACTGAATCAGGTGCCAAAAAAGTAATAGACGTAGTATCTAAAGGTTATACATTGAATGGTAAACCTTTCAGATATCCAAAAGTTGTTTTAGGAAAATAGTGAATACTAAGCCATCCATATTAGAAATAAATAAAAACACATCGTATCGAGAAATAGTTCTTGATACGTTGTGTCAAGGTATTAAAAACACATCTGAATTTAGAGATTTATTGGAATATGTTATTGATAAGAAACTTTATTTATTTGAAGGATTTGAGTTTCAAGGAAATTTATATGATGGTGATGATGATCTATTAGATTTTATTCTACCGACAATTAGAAGAGTATGGGGTAAAGTTTATGTTACTCCACCTTCTATGTTAAGAGAAGAAAGATTACAATTATTTGAATTATTATTTGATATAGATGAATTTTTAGATTATTTGGTTTTAATTATACCAAAGTCTTCAAATAAATTAGAGATATTTAATAATTTAGATAGAACACAAGAAACATTACAACTTATAGTTGATAATTATATTGCAGGTTTATTTATTCAAGCTTATAACTCAGAAACAGTTGATGCTGATATGAAAGCTGCAACAAGAGATAAAAATTTAAAGAGAATAATAAATGATTAATTGGTATGTACAAATATCAGAAGATGCTCCGATTGGATTTAACTCTGATATTTATCTAGCAAGTGTTATTGATACCGCGAGTCCATTTATGGAATATTTCTGTAAAAGATTATCAGAAATAGATAACTGGATGATACAAGATGCGGAAACTATATTCAAGGATATAATTGATGAAATGCCAATTATGTCTTCAATTATTATTGATAATGAATTTGTTATAAGATATAATCGAAAGACTTCTATTAGACTGACGGATACAACCAAACAAATATATAGAGATATAAAATTAGAAAAAATACTAACATAAATTATGGCAAAAGATTATTATAGCGTACTAGGTGTTGATAAAACAGCATCAGAAGATGAGATTAAGAAGTCTTATCGCAAAATGGCAATGAAGTGGCATCCTGATCGAAATCCGGATAACCCAGAAGCAGAAGTAAAGTTTAAAGAAGCGGCAGAAGCTTATGATGTACTTTCAGATCAAGGTAAAAAATCTAATTATGATAGATTCGGATCTGCAGATGGTGGTGGTAATCCATTTGGTGGTAATCCATTCGGTGGTGGGAGAGGTCACGGTTTTAACATGGATGATATTTTCAGTCAATTTGGAGATATATTCGGTGGCGGTCAAAGACATCATCAACAACAACAAAGACAAGCAAAAGGCTCTGATTTGAGAATCAAAGTTTCTTTAACTATTGAAGAAATAATCAATGGTGTCACAAAGAAATTAAAATATAAAAGACATGAACCTTGTAATCCTTGTAGTGGGAAAGGTGGTTCCGATTTAAGAAGTTGTATTCCTTGTAATGGTTCTGGACAAAGAACTGTAGTACAAAATACACCATTTGGACAAATTAGAAATGTATCTATGTGTCCTGATTGTAATGGAAGTGGATCTCAAATAGCAAATAAATGTAATGTTTGTCACGGACAGGGAACAACTGTAAGAGAACAAGCGGTTGATGTTGAAATACCTAAAGGTGTTGGAAATGGAATGCAAATGAGTATGGCTGGATTTGGTAATCATACAATCAATGGAGTTCCTGGTGATTTATATATTGTCTTTGATGAAATTAGAGAACCGTATTTTAGAAGAGAAGGTGGTAATATTATAGTTGATTCAGAGATTTCAGTTATTGATGCAATAATTGGTGCCAATATATCGGTTAAATCACCACACGGTGATATAATGGTTGCTATTGAACCAGGTACAGAACACGGTAAAATTATAAGAATAAATGGTAAAGGAATTCCAGATGCTCATGAAGGTATGGGTAGTTTAGTAATAAATATTAAAATTAGAATACCAAAGTCAATAAACCTTGAACAAAAGGCAATGTTGGAAAAACTAAAAAATGCTGGTAATTTTTAATGTTAATGAATAATGCTTATTCTTTTGGTTCACCACCAAGTAATCCTAAGGATGGTGACATGTATTTTGACTCAAATACAGGTAATAATAATATGTACTCAAAAGGTAAATGGTTTGAGTTAAAAGTAAATTTATCAAAAAATTTAGAAAGAAAAGAAAAAATAAAAGCCATATTAAAATAATATGGCTTTTTTTGTTTACGTACAGGTATTACATGTTAGAACTCTAAATTTCTATGTTTTGGTTTTCTATTATAGTCTTTTTGAGACTTGTGTACTTTATGAGTTGCTACCCAGCCAGCATTAGCTTCGATCTCCATTTCTCTTGAAGCTTTCTTTCTAGATTTGATGATTTGTTCTTTTGTTATTTTTCCGATTGAGTTCATAGTTTCTATCTTTTTTAGTGATACAAAGATAATATAAAAATTTAATATATACAATAAATATTAAAATTTTTATGGCAGATTATATTCCTTATCAAGGTGGTTTAACAATAGATGAATTTATAGATTTGGTACAAACTGAAATAAGTGTTTCTTGTGCTTTACCAAAAACTTTACCTGACGCAAATCTACGTCAAATAATTGAAACAAGAGCTCTTCCTTATTTTTATAGATGGAACCAATATGCTGTACAAAAAATGTATTTTCTTCTTAGAAAAGAAGCTTTTACTTCTGAAGAATTTACAAAATATAGTTACGTAACTGTTCCTTGTGAAATACAATCTGTTGTTTATTTATATGAAGTAAGAGGAACATCACTTTTTCAATTAGGTATCAATACACCAAACTTATCTGTAAACTTAGGGGTTACTAATCAACCTTACTTATCTTCTTATGTTACAACAATTGGAGAGTTAGGGGTTTATAAAACAATGTTAGATAATATGTCTGATATGTTAAACCAATTAAATAAATATACACTTAGATACTCATTTAATCAATTAAATCATAGATTACATATTTTAACAAAAGTTGAATATGATGTAATTATTGAAGCTTATGCTAATATTCCACAAGAAAACTTATTTAAAGATGATTTATTCTATAAATACTGTGTTGGTTGGGCAAAAGTTCAATTAGGAAATATGTTAGGAATGTATGACTTTTCTTTACCGGGTGGTGTTAAGATAAATCATGCTAACTTAATTACACAAGGTCAGGCAGAATATAAAGAGGTAGAAGAAGAAATCAAGGCACAAAGTAATAGTTCTTGGTTCTACATGGTTAAACGATAGTAAGATATGAAACATTTAAAAAGAATTTTTGAAAGTACAGAAGAATTAGACACCGATTATATCGAGATGTGTTTTGTTGATTTTATTGACAAAGGATGTGAAATTGAGGTTAATACTGATGAAGGTGGAAAGTATATTTCTTTAATGCCTAATTTACCTGGTGTTTCTTATTCAAATGGTGAGTGGGTTAGAAAAACTAAAAGAAAGACTCTTGATGATGTTTTAAAATCAAGCAAGGAACTTTATGATTTCTATGATGAGATAAATACTTGTATAAAAAAAGTAAAGATAAAATATCCAGATATAGAAGTTGAATTTAATATAGAGAAAGAAGGATATGAGAACAATGATCCATTTGATGCTTATATACAATTAGATTTTTTGTTATAAAAAATGTATAGATTTCTACTTATAAAAATAAAAAAAACCACTCAGCTGAGTGGCTTTTCTTTTACTTGTTAAATCTATCAAAAGCATTCTGTGATATTTTAACCCATTGAGCTTGACCAATAAAATCTTCTAAAGTTCTACTATTTGAATAAGACATTGCAGATCTTAAATAATCAGTAAAGTTTTCTCTCCATCCAGATAAAGTGTATTCTACTTTATTGTATTTAGAAATACCTTCACCAGTTTTAAGTTCTTTCCTATTCCAAGACTTCTGAACTTCTTTTGTTGACATTCCTCTATAATACTTCCAAACATCAATACCTTCACTAAAGTTAGTGATAGCTTGTTCTTCTGTTATTAAGTGAAAGACACCAGTAGAATCTTTTAAGAAGTTATCAGAACAACTTTCTAAACATTTGTTGAATATCCCACCTAACATACAAGCATCTGCACCAAGTGCTAATGCCTTAATTATATCAGAGAAACTTCTAAACCCACCATCTGCTAGGATTTTAGTAGGATTATCAAACTCTTTGGATATTTCATAACACTCATTTACTAATGATGCCATTGGAAAATGTATTGAAACATTTGCGGATGTAGTACAGGCAGAACCTCCACCAATACCAACTCTAATCCAATCAACACCAATCTCACAATACTTTCTATAAGTATCAGGGTTAGCAATGTTACCAACCATTAGTTCAATGTTATTACCATATTTCTCTTTTATTCTTTTAGAGATTTCCCACAACTTAAACATATGGCCGTTAGCTACGTCAATTAGTACTTTTTTAGGTAGCTCTTTATCAGACTCAAATAACTCAATTATTTCATCAAGTCCGTAAGAATAGAAGTAATTATCATTCTTTAAACTATCAAATTTAACATTTCTCGGTAAACAAACGTTTACATTGTTTAATTCAAATTCGGATATGTTATTTTCATCAATAACCATATCCATTGGTGCGGTAAAGATAGGAAGTTTTCCATTTTGTAATGGATTTATCTCACTACGAGAAGCAATAGTACTCAGAGTATCTGGTATTATTGTGATGTCATTCCAATCAATTTTTTTCATTTAGTAAAAGGTATATTTTTCTTCTTTAACACAGTAGATTGAGATAGGATAAAGTCTCACATCACCTTGGGTTTCATCAACTAAAAATCTCATTGAACCATCAATGATTTCATTAGTGATCTTAACTGTTGCATTGTTAAGTCCTTTAAAAATTGTGTGATTGATTTCATCACTCTCGTCAATTGTTAGGAAGTTTTTCTTACCTAAGATTTTCCCTTTAAATCCTTCTTCAAAGTAAGATTTCTCGATAAGTGTTTGGATTGTAGTAGAGTCAGAAAATTCTACTTTAATTTCGTGTTTTACCATTTTTTTGGTTTTTAATTAGACAATAAATTATTTACTTATGTTTTATATTTTTTAAGTAAAAAGTTTGAAACATAAAGTGAATTTTTAATATATAATTTATAACCGGGGGTCATTGAACCCAATCTTAGGACCGGTATAGTTTAGGCTATAAAAGAAAACACCAAATTCGCTCCTTGGTGTTTTCACTTTATAAACAACTTAATGAAAAAATAGTATATAAAACAAACAAATAAAAATAACATAAACATGGAAAAAGAACACATATTGACCGAAAATCCTAGTAGATTCGTAATCTTCCCTCTGAAATATCACGATATTTGGGAAATGTATAAAACCGAGGAACATTCATTTTGGACCAGCGAAGAGATTGACTTATCTCAAGACACTACAGACTGGGAAGAGAAATTAAATGATAATGAGAGACATTACATTAAAAATGTATTAGCTTTCTTTGCGGCATCCGATGGTATCGTAAATGAAAACTTAGCAGAAAACTTCTTAAAAGAAGTACAATACCCAGAAGCTAAATCATTTTATGGTTTTCAAATCGCAATGGAGAATGTTCACTCTGAAACTTACTCTTTATTGATTGATACTTATATCAAAGATAATGATGAGAAAGATCGTTTGTTTAATGCAATTGATACAGTTCCTTCAGTTCAAAAGAAAGCTCAATGGGCTTTAAAATGGATTGATTCTGAATCATTTGCAGAAAGATTGATAGCATTTGCAGCAGTTGAAGGTATATTCTTCTCTGGTTCATTCTGTGCAATTTTCTGGTTAAAGAAAAGAGGTTTAATGCCAGGATTATCTTTCTCTAATGAGTTGATTTCAAGAGACGAAGCTTTACATTGTCAATTTGCTTGTTTATTACATAATAAGTATATTCAAAACAAAGTAACAGAAGAAAGAATCAAAGAAATTATCTGTGATGCGGTTGAAATTGAAAAAGAATTTATTTCTGAATCTTTGCCAGTATCTTTAATTGGAATGAATGAAAAGCTTATGTCACAATATATCGAGTTCGTTGCTGACTTCTGGTTGGTTGAATTAGGTTGTTCTAAAGTTTACAACTCTGAAAATCCTTTTGACTTTATGGAAATGTTATCTTTACAAGGTAAAGTAAACTTCTTTGAGAAAAGAAATGGTGATTATCAAAAAGTTTCTGATAAAGTAATTGACTTTGATAATCTTAATGAAGATTTCTAAAAACAACCCACTTTCGAGTGGGTTTTTTGTTTGATAATTTTAATATATAACTTTATGAAAATATTAAAATTTAATGAGTTTGAAGAAGTAAACGAAGCACTTCCTAGACAACAATCAGTAGATCAGCTAAAAAAAGTTATGAAAATGTCTGCAAGTACTGACATTGGTAACAGAATTTCTGATATGAATAAACAAGGTGCTAATATAGATTATATTAAAAATCCTATTGATAAAGGTATTGAATCATACGAAGATTATGAAAAACATAATAAGAAATTTGTTTCTTCTTGGAATTTAAAAGGTTTAATCGGTCCTTTTGCACCAGAACCTAAACCAAAAGTTGATTTTGATTTAGATTATGAAAAGAAACAAGGTAAAGTAAAAAAATAATGAAAATTAAAAAGTATATACAATTCGTTAAAGAATCAACCGGTTATGATTATGGTTGTGTTATGGTTGAAGTTCCGGTATCAAATTGGAATGAGATTTGTTCGGTTATTGATAAGGATGATATTTATGAAGAAGAAAATGATACATCTTATGGTATTCAAGAAAATCCACATTTAACTTTATTATATGGATTAAAATCTGATGTAAGTAAAGAAAAGGTAGAAGATATATTAGAAAATATTATGGATGAGTGGCGTAATTTTGGTATGGAAGATTTTGATTATAATGATGTTTCTGATAGAATTGCAATAGAAGATGCTAGTGATAAAGGGATTGAGATTGAAATAGAAAATATAGGAGTATTTGAAAATGAAAAATTTGATGTTGTTAAGTTTAATATTAAAAAAACTGAACTACTACAAAAACTATTTGATGGTCTTTCAGAATTACCAAATGAAAATACATTTCCTGATTATAAACCACATATGACAATTGCTTTTGTGAAAAAAGGATTAGGTGAAAAATATAAGAAAAAATATAGTCATAAAGTATCATCTAATGAAATTTGTTACTCAATGGCAAATGGTGAAAAAGTATACTTTGAGATATAGTTATGAAGATACTAAAGTTTGAACAGATAAACGAAAATAAAATGTGGTATAAAACAATACCAGAAATGTTAAACTTTCTTAAAAGTAAGTCTAACCTACCTTGGTTGTGGTTGGACACCGAAACTACCGGCTTATTAGGTCCTAAAAAAGAGCAACTAACACAAGTATCTGCACTGGCAACTAAATATAATTTTAGTTCTAATACATTTGATGAGATTAGTTCTTTTGATGATAAAATCAAACTAACTTCTGAATTAAAGACAAGGTATAATCAACCAGATGGTGGTAATAGAAGAATTCTAAGTTTTAATCATTATGGATCAGGTGGTTATAAATATAAAGAGGAAAGACAAATCGTTGATGAGTTCTTTCATTGGGTCTCAAAATTTTCACCTTGTTTATTGATAGCACAGAATGCCGGATTTGATATGCAAATGTTATCTGGTAGATTTGGTCATAAAATAACAAATGAAGTCTTAGATACTAAAATGTTGATTCAATTATATTTCTTACCACTTATTCAAAAGTTAGCAGAAACTGATTTAACTTATCAAAAAATGGTAGATGGTATTGGAACTTCTACGAGAGATAATGGTTTAATCTCATCTTCAATGAGTAAAGTTGGACCAGCACTTGGAATCAATATGTCTGGTTATCATGATGCATTAACGGATTGTCGTATTACGATAGAAATGTATAAAAGAATAGTTGATTTATTAAATCAGTATAATAATATAGATATATCAAAGTATCAAACCGAAAGGATAAAAAGTATTAGAACAAAGTAATGAAATTAAGAAAGTATAACGAAGCATTTGAAGAAGGTCATTTATATGATAAAGAAGGTAATGATGTTGGTAAATTTCAAAAGGCATGGCATGAGGAAGTAGAAAGAAAACTTAAACAGCATATGTTATATTTGAAAACTATCTTTCCTGAGGTTTTAGAAGATACTAAAGATTTATTAGATGATTACTTTGTAGAAGCACTTGATCGTGATGCAAAAACATCTATATCTAAAGTAAATAAAGCAGATCATGTTGGATTCTATGGTAGATATAGAATTGTGGGTAACTATGCTAAATCAGATAAAACTTTATCTGGTTATGCAGCAACTTTTAATGGACTTAGTAATGACTTTCTTGATATAGAAACTGGTCTTAAACACTTACAAGCAAAATTCAAAGATGAAAGTATCTTTGGTGAAGAATTTCCAATTACTACACTTACACACACTTTAAATGTTACTCATAATGATAGAGGTATCAGTTATGAGTTCATATTAGATATGAAGTTTTAAAATAATCCAAAAATTGTATAAAAATTAGTTTTAAAACTTAATATATAAATTATAAAAAAAAACATAAAAATGAAATACATTAAAAAGTTTAACGAAGGTTTTGAACCTATAGTAGCACAACGTAAATTGTCAGATAATTTTAAAAAAACTGCAGATTCAGTACTTGATATGATTGAAAGTGATGAAAGCCTACATTATCTTAAAGATATGGCAAAAGAAGTAAAAGCAGACGGAAGTGAGGGTTGGAGTACAGCAGAGAGAGATTTTATTAAAGAATTAAAATCATGTTTCCCTGAAATCGATTTTGGTATGCAAGAACACCTAAAAACTGGTTTTGATATTCCTTTCTATGGTAGAACTGGTTCAATTGGTATTGGTGGTAATCCATCAGAAACGGTTACATTATCTTCATATATTATTGGAAAACTTGGTGGGTGGCAATTCGAATAAATCAGTAATAAGAAAACTAAAAAAGTCTAACATTGTTAGACTTTTTTTTGTATACAAACTTTCAACCATTATGGGCAACTGATAATTTATCTAAAGGAAATAGATACTCAAACTAAACAAATAACATAAAAAATATAAAAGAGTTATGAAAGAAAAAGGAAAACGAAAAATTAAGATTTATTTTAGTATGGATCCGGACCTATACGAGGTATTTGAAAAACATATAGATGAAAATCTTTATGACAAGTCAAAAGTTATTGAAAAACTAATTGACGAGTATATACAAAAAAAAATTGAAAATAACCTAATAAAATATAAACTTTTTTCAATATTTTTCATATAATAAGTAATCGGGTTAAACCGATATAGAAAAACAATAAAAAGCAATTATGAATGAACTTGATGATTTATTTAACGGCGGGTTAGACTCGAAAATGGACTTCTTAAATGAAGCAAAAGCAACAAACAATGACGGAATCTACAGAGTAGATTTATCGAAATGTAAAGACAAGAAAAAAGGATGGAGATCAGTAGTTAGATTTTTACCTAACTTAACACAAGAAGGAAAGATAGGCCAATCCGCGATTGAAAAGATAACGCATTACGTGGATATTAAAAATCAAAAAGAATTAAGTGGATGGTTTGATTCACCTAAAAACTTTAATGAGAAATGTCCTTTAACAGATTTGTATTACACAATGCAAAACTCAAAGAATGCAATCTTGATTGAGAAATCAAAACAATTGAAGTATTCTAAAAAATATTACTCTTATGTATTAGTAATAGAAGACGATCAACAACCAGAATTAGTTGGTAAAATCTTAATTTTCCAATACGGTAAAACTATTAAAGATAAAATCTCTGCTGAGAAAAATGGAGAAATCTCTGGCGTTCCTTGTAACGTATTTGATTTATCAGCTGGTAAAGATTTCGTATTAGTTGTTAAAGAAATCCAAACAGGAGACGAAACTTACCCAGATTACAAAATGAGTATGTTCAAACCAGAAGCTACTTCTTTACCAATCTACTTTAAAGATAAAGCAGTTTTCAAAAACGCTCCACTTGTAGATGGTAAAATTAATCCAGCGGCACAAGCTCAAGTAAAAGATTTCTTACTTGAAAGAAGTAATGAATTAGAAGACTTTGCTCCGAAACATTTAACTGACGAACAACAATCAAAAATCAATGAAATTACTAATTTCTTAACTGGTAAATCTTCTGCTTCTTATCCAAGTGCTCAACAAGCTAAACCAGCTTCTGAAGACTTTGAATTTGAAGATAGTTTCACAAACACTGCAACAACTGCAACTGCTACTACTGAAGATGAAGATGACTTCTTTAGTGACTTGTAACTATATGATAATCAATTAGTTACATAAAATAAAAAGAACATTATGTTCAGAGAAAAAGTGCTAATTTAGCACTTTTTCTTTTTTATATATAGTATATGGAAAAAATATGTAAAGAATGTAATTTAGAAAAAGGTATAGAGCTATTTGTAAAAAATAGAAATTTATGTAAGGAATGTATGAAGGATTATAAAAAGTCATATCATTTAAAGAATAAGGATAATATAAGTTCATTAAAAAAAGAATACTATAAGTCTAATAAAGATGATATATTAGATAAAAGGAAAGAAAATTACTCTAATAACAAGGATAAAAAACTTGAGTACCAAAAGGAATATGCATCTTTAAATAAGGAGAAGATTTCTGCTTATAAGATGGAGTACCAGAGAAATAGGAGAAAGACTGATCCTGTTTATAAGTTGAAGTATGTTGTTGGTCGTATGATACGAAATTCTCTTAAATGTAAGGGTTTATCAAAGAATAAGAAATCTATGGATATATTGGGATGTAGTATAGAATTCTTTAAATCTTATATAGAAGAAAGGTTTGTTGATGATATGTCATGGGATAATTATGGTACTTCTTGGGATATAGATCATAGGATACCATTATCGACTGCGGTAACCGAGGAGCAAGTTTTGGAGCTAAATCATTATACTAACTTACAACCATTAGACTCTCATATAAATAGAAATGTTAAACGTGATAAAGTAGATTTTTATGAAAACTTTTAGTAAATAAAAAGTATAATCTATTAAGGAAGACTGAAAAAAAATATAAATAAACTATGAGTTTAGCAAATAAAAGTTTTAAAAATAACTTAACCGGTGAAGTAGTTACCGTTATTGATTCATTTGAGAACATTGCAATTTTAGAAAACAAACAAAAATTAAATGTTTCTCAGCTTATGAATCCTGCACTATATACAGAAGAGATTGATCCGATGAGTTTCTTTAATAATCAAGGAGCTTATAATATATTGGCAGAAAAGATTAAGAGTATACCGCAAGATCAAATAGGTGATGACAATGGTGAAATAAATGTTTCTGGTGTAAATAGAATTGATGTACCAAGAGGTATTGATCAAGAAGAATCACTTATTACAATGTCTTCAGAAGAAGATGAGAAAGCAGCTCTAGCTGCTAAGTATGGTATTGTTTCACCACCAGTAGAATCTTTACAAAGACAGAATGAAGCATTTGCCAAAATATTAGGTGAAGAATCTGAAGATGAGTTACCAAGAGTACCACAATATCAACAACCAGCTCAAGAAGTGGTTCAACGTGTTGAAGTAAATAGAGAAGAAAAGGTAGAGTATGTTCAACCAGTTCAAAGAATAGAAGTTGAAGACCCTATTATTAAAATGTTTAAAGGAGTAAAAAGAATTGTTGAGTTTAATATCAATTTAGATATTAAGAATAAAATTCCTCGTTTAGATTTTATTGAAATGATGGAAGATTCTTATGAAACAAGTATTATTGATTTCTTGGCAGATGAATTTACAAATGAACTTTTGAAAAATCCAGCGACTATTAAAGATATGATTAAAAGTAAAATAAATACTTTGGTTTATGGTGAGGATAAAGTTGAATCATTTCCAACACCAATAAATGATCAGATAACAGATTCAGTTACACAAGTTCTTGAGACTCCTGTTAAGGTTACTAAACCTAGAGCACCACGTAAACCACGTGAAAAAAAAGAAGTAATTAAATAATGGTAGATGAGGTATTTTTACAAAATGCAGTAAGGATTAGAAGAACTTATTTAAAGTTATCTAATAATATGGATCTTTACCAAAAGAAGGCTCAAAAAGTCTCGGATAAGTTAGATGAAACACTTGCTAGAATTGAGGAGATTGAAAAAGAAGCTAAAGAAAGTAGAAATTCAAAAGCAAGTTCAAATAATACAGAGTATTTTTTAAATGAACTAATGAAAGCACTACAAGAGGTAGACGATGAGGGAAAATCGCTAGAAGATTTGGTAAATCCTTTAAACAAAGAGATTGAGAAATTAGCATTAGAGGAACAAGAACTTTATAGAAAAATAAAAGAAAAACATTTTACTTTAACTGATGAGCAGATAATTGAATCCGTTAGAGATAGATTAATTAAAGAAAACCTTTCATAAGAAAGGTTTTCTTTTTTAATATATACAATAAAATATTGTTTCTATAACAAATGTCTAAGATTTCTAAATACATCAAACTTGACAAAAATATTCTATTGGAGTATATCTATAATGATTCAAATCTAATATCTGAACCTTATAGTATTTTAGTTAATTCTAAATATAAAACAAATGCTTATATGGCTAGTCCATCAAGTATAACTGGTAATGATATAAATAATCAATTATTTAAACTAGATACTATTTCTGGAAGATATGGTAAAGTAAGTTATTCACCAAACCAGACACCTGGTATTATTTCTAATAACTATTCATTTTTACAAGTAAAAGATTACACATCAGGTAACCCATTAAGACATGATACCTTAAAAATTCACTTACCAATAAATTGGACTTTTGGAGAATATTTAGGATTTTATGTAAAAGTTTATGCACATGATTATACAAATAGTAAAATATATGATTTATCAAATTTTTACTTTGATATGACTTCTATAGAACAACAATATTTATTAAACTTTACATCACCACCACTATTATTTCAAGAAAAGTTATGGGGTAAAAATATTACAGTTGAAATTCCTGCATTAAGTGAGTTATCTTCACAGATTTTAGATGGTAAACCAAGAGAGAATAGTATAAACTATAATCTTACTGATAATATCGGTTTAAGCTCAACCGCACCAATCTTTATTGACTTTCATTTTATAACTAATATACAAACAATAAATAGTGTTACATCTTATTTATTAAGTGCAAATAACACAGTGTCAATACCCCAAGCACCAGAATTTGAAAGATTAGGATTAGTAATTCAACATTCACCAAATGGTGATTTCTTTGAAATATATGGTGTTTATAATGATACAATATTTGGATTTAAAAAATTCATTGATGATTCATTTACTTTAGATAGAAATTACTATGTTCAATATGATATTACTTTATATGAACAAAACATTCGTGGAAAAACTACCACAATAACTGTAACAGACAATTTTAATGAAACTATAGAATATAGACCTATAATAAAGTATTCTTCTACAACAGCTATAATTGATGTTGAGATGAGACTTATTGATAGTGTTGATGATAGTACAATTATTAGAAGGGCATCTTATGGTATGTTACAGGATGAGTTGTCTAAATATGCAATAAACATGATGAAGATCAATGTTAAGAATGTTTCTAAACCAAAAATATATAATATTAAATCATCTATCAATACTACTTTAATTGGTGGTTTAGGTAATGCAAACGGTTCATTAGTATTAGGTAATACTGGTACAGGTGTTCCAGGTAATGGTATGAATAATGGTAATGGTAATACACAAGGTTTAAATAATCTAAGTTCACAAAATGGTGTAGTTATTGAGACTATTAAAGTTCCTTTCCCAGTTTTAGTAGATAGATTTAATATCATCGCTAAATCTGATAATGCACTTTTCAATAATACTATGTTTTATGGATTTGGTAGAATTCAAATATTACTTTACCCATTTGATAATGTTATTAAATTTTCAATTGCAACAGGACCTGAGAATAAACCAGATTATTTTAATATGACTAGTATAAGTGAAATTAGTTTTGTTATAAAGAATGATCAAAATCAAATTACATTCCCTTTATTTACAGAATCTGGTGATATTAATTTGGCAATAGGACAAGTAGTGTTTAAAGTAAATCAAAATAGATTCGCGGAGATTAAAAAGATATATGATGGTGGTATAAATATATTTTATATTACTGGTAAGAGTCAATCTACTACATCGGTAATATATACAGGTTTATTCAAGATATATGACAGTAGATCAAATGTAAATGCGTTAAATGATCAAGCAGCTAATATGCAAGCAAATAATCCTAGTATTATTTTAGATCCAAATACAACTAAAGAAACTGCGATTGTAACAAGAAAACTAATAAATGAACAAGCACCAATTATAAAACCAGGTGCTACATCATAAAAATAATAATAGAAAATGAGATTATCCAGTCAGGCCAGTCAGTTTATATTCAATTTACCTCAAGCTTTTTTAAAGCCAGAGATTATAGATACTTATACACCAATTCTTGAGAAGAATTGGGTACAGTATGAGAATGTTATTGATTATTTAAACTCTACTATTAAGGGTGTAAATTTTCCAGGTATCTCATTTGAATTAGTTAAACGTATCGAAGTTAGAGGTAAAGAAAGAATGTTAAAACCTGCAAAAAACATTCAGGATATACCAACTACACATGATTTAACTGTTACATTTAGATCAGTTGATTCTGACTTAAATTACTGGTTGATGTTTGATATTATAAGTAAACATTATTTAGATGTAGATAATGCGTTTTTAGAACCATTTACAATTACTTGTGTTGATATACATAGAGATGCAATTTATGTAATTCGTTTTTATGAAATAATACTTAAATCTTTATCTGAGAATACTTTCAACTACTCACAACAAAAAGTTAATGCGAAAGAATTTACAATTACTTTTCACTTTAACTTTTATGATATTGAGTTCTTACTTAATCAAAGTAAGGTACTTGAACTTGGTAATGTACCTCAGATTATTCAGATTATTTAAAAAGATTTTCAATCTTAATTTTTCTTCTATTTCTCTTACTAAATAGTTCTTTCATGATGTCTGCATCAATTGACTTTGTCAGCTCATCTGCTAACATTTGTGTTATTTTATCTACTACATCGATACTCATATTGAATATTTTGATTTATATAAAATCTCATCATTACTTTTAACTTCATTAAAAATAGGTAGATCGGATGTAACACTCATTGTAGTATCAAAGTAAACCCCTTTTATAATAGATTTATTTTTAAACTTTCTAAATAGATAGTCGTCACCACACCAAATTTTTAATTCTTCTGGTATTTGTACATAATATTTTTTATTAAAAATAATCATACAACCAAATCCCCAATTTCTATTATCAGTCTCTTCTAATCTAAAGTTAGTATCACTTGGATCTTTATAAGATTGTTCTGCAACTCCTATTATTGTTTCATCTGCAACACTTAGTTGATTAAAAAAGTTCACATCAAATACTATATCATCATTTAATAAAGCAACTATTTCAAAATTAGATTTTGATACTCCTAAATTCCAGGAAGGGTTTACGTAGATATTTTGATCCATCTTTACATAAATTACTTTATTATATTGATTAGTATCTATATTTTTAGATTCATAATCATTGTCAATAATTAAAATCTCCCCAATTACATCACATTTATTTAAGTTATTTAATAATATTTCTAACTTATTTGATTTCCACATTGTTGGTATTACTATACTTATTTTCATTTTACTTTCTTATTATTTAGTTTAGAATCTATATATTCTTTTATCCATTCATTATTAAAATATTTATCTATTAAATAATTTTGATTTTTTAAACAGTTTTCATATAAATTCTGATCATTTTTTAAAATAATGATCTTTTCTATAAATTCCTCAGCAGATTTAAAAATGGTTTCCTTACTAAAGTAGTCATTATTTTCAAATGGAAATACTAAGTCTGTATATTCCATCATCATTAGTGAGTTTTTTGATAGACCCTCAAAAAATCTTTTACATAAGTGTCCAGTACCATTTAGGTTTAGAAAGAATTTATATTTTAAAAATGTATTCATGAATATATCTGGTGGTATATTATTATAAACATCTATATGACTACTGATTTTGTTAGTTCGTCAGCCAACATTTGTGTCATTTTATCTACTATATCTATATTCATATTTACACATATTTTTCTACATAATCAGAACATATTGCATATGCTTTGTCAATGTCTTTAAATTCTTTAGTTTCTGGCATTACTGCAACTGAATTACTACTTAGTTCTTTACCTGGATATGTCCAAAAATAACCCATTGAAGTAATAGTGAAATCATCTTCTTGATGCCAAAAGTAATTTACATCATATCCACAATTCTTTAATAGAACCAGTGATTCTAAATTTTTACAATGTATCCACAATTTTTCTATTCTATCACGTAACCATCTAAAGTCAACTCCGTATTGAGGTTTATCGTGTCCAAGATATATTATATTATCAATAAACCAAATATCAATCTCTACATCAAATCCTTTTTTAATTGCCATATCAATATAATTTGGTTCATTTTCATATGACTCAAATTTTCCGTTAATGTTTCCTCTATGTGATATTAGTTTCATTATTATTTCTTACCCCATTTTTCTATTGCTACCTGGTATTCACCGGATAGATTACCGTCAATTGATTGTCTCATTGCCTTTGTACCAGCTAGTGTACCATTTGGATGACCGTGTATGGCACCACCTACGTTAGCCATATAATCAATTCCAACTTTAGAATTAATCCAATCAGTTAGTCCAGGATGGAATCCACAACTAAGTGCAGGCATTACATTATACTTATGTAATGTTTCAATAGAGTTTATTACTTCACTTTCATCCCATTTATAATACCCACCAATCATTCCGACATGTATAAAGTCAACTCCCATCATTCCTGCTAATTTAGAGATAACGTTCCAGTCAATGTGAAAGTCATGGTTTTTATTAGTCAATATTTTATCACCACTTTTTTGAAAATGTATAAATATTGGTAAGTCTAATTCTCTTACTGCCTTATAGACTCCTAGTCCACACCAAAAGTTAATATGAACTGCATTACCACCTAATTCATAAACTTTTTTTACTCTATCAATTATATATGGATAGTCTGAATGTATAGAAACTGCATAAATAACATTTTTGTCTTTTAAGTATTCCATAATTAGTGGTACTCTTTCTTCGATAGTACAGAAAGATGGGTTACTTAAAATCTCATCTTCTTTAATAAAGTTGACACCCCCTTCTACCAGTTCTTTAACCATCTCCAAAAGAGTTTGTGGTGAGATACCAGTCTTTGGCTTAACAATAGCACCAAGTATTGGTTTATCAAAACACTTTGTATATTCTCTTATTCCTTTGATTCCGAATTTTGGACCTAAAAATAATTTTTCAATTGATTCTGGAAATATAATATTTAAAACTTGACATTTTATAATATTATCAATATCTAATTGACCACCCATTATATTTACTAATAAATGTGAAATACCATCTGTTTTGAAGTCTATATTTATAGTTGGAAAAGCAATATCAACAGTTCCTAATTTTTTAGTTTTTAATAATTCTTCATCTTCTAATATTATACAGGAATGATTATCAAACAACTCCTCTGATTCCCATTGATTTCTGACATTTGGATTACCAACACTTTGACCTATTGCAAGATTCCAAGAAGCATCTCTAAGTGTTGTAGTAGACTCTAAGAAGTAGGTTACTATAAAGTAGTCTTCTTTATTTATTTTTTTTCTAAAAATATTCATAATTTTAATTTGTTTTTTTTATGTAAGCAGATGGACAAATATAATTTAGATTTTTTATTTCTAAGTTCATCTCATTTAAAAATTTATCTACACCTTTAGATTCTGACCATTTTGAGTGTGCATACTCATCGAGTACAATTATACCACCTCTGGAGAGTCTATCCCAAAAGTTTTTAAGAGTATTATAAGTTGGTACTTCTAGATCTAAGTCAATATATAAAAGTGATATTTTAAATCCTGGATTATCTTCTATGTATTTTTTACTTGTTAGAGAAATATCACCTTTAACTAGTTCAAAGTCTTCATCTTTAAATCCATCTAGTTTAAGTTTACTATATAATTCAGATTTAAAATCTTTTTCATGTTCAAAGTTTCTTCCATTAAATAAAAGTGACATTGTTTTTTTATCCAAATTATCTAAATTTGATAATAGATCTTTAGTGTCAAAAAAGTCAAAACCAACTACTCTTTTTAGTGAGTTTGGGTTCATTATTTTTTTTAATTTCAAGAAGGTATAGAAACCAGATCCTTTGAACACACCACACTCTACAATATCACCTGGGATATCTTTTACTTCATCATATAATAGTGTTCTTGCGACTAATTTATTAAAGACCTTTCTATCATTACTCATAATAAATCCATTAAAGTTATCAAATAAACTTTGATTAGTATTTTCTATTTCTATTTCTTCAATATTCATGTTAGACATTATATTTATCTTCCGGTAAGGATGGTGTTTTGATGACCAATATTTTACAATCTGTAATAAATATCGGTGTTGCAGTTTCATTTGGATCTATAATAAATATATCACCTTTTTGTATTTCTTTATCATTCATAATCATCTCACCTTCTACTAATAAATTAATTTCTGTTGCAATTTTATGAATATGAGGTGCCCAAAATTCACCTTTTTTATGTGTTAAAAGACCGACTTCAAAGCTTTTAGTTTTATAACAGGCTGGTTCAAAGTTACCAATAAACCAACCTCTGTAATATTCTTCTAATTTAGTTATTTTCATTTTTTAAATATTTTTTTAAATCTTCTGGAGTACCAATTGGGAAATGTTGGTTAAACATGTAGATTCCAATTTTATACTTATTTTTAATCAAATAGTTGTAACTCGGTGCAACATAAAGTTCGTTATTAGTTCTATCGTTATTTAATTTCATCTCATCATATGATTCAAAGAAGTATTTAGCCTTTTTCCAATAGTGTAATCCGTTTGTGGCAATATTTGAAATAACAACTTTTTCTTTCACATCAGTAACTAAATTGTTGTCATCAACTTTAACATATGAGTTTTTATTAGAATTTGAGATAAAACATCCCAGAACACCGTCATATCTTCTGGCAAATGATAGAAATAAATCTTTATTCCAATCTTTTATTATTTGGTCACAATTAGTTATAATTAACTCTTGCTCAAGATCAATTAAATCTTTTGCTAAATATGCGGTAGTTGCCGGACCATCAGTAACATAATTAATATCTATTATATTAACTTCATCATTTTCAAAACTGATAGTATGCTCTTCTCGTTTAATTATGAAAAAATTGACATCTGATGCAAAAAAATTATCTACAACATGTTGTATCATATTTTTATTATTCCAAGATATAAGAGGTTTCGGTTCAATAAAATCTGAGTTTATAAATCTGGACCCTCGACCCGCCATCGGTACTAAAATTTGCAGCATATTATTATTATTATTATTATTATTATTATCGTTTAATATTTAGACAGGTATCGATAGATACCTGTGTACTATCTCTTCCTAATTCGTCTATATCTCTTTTATCCCACTTTCTATACTCTCTTATAATATAATATTCTTTTATATTGACATTTTCAATCAAGTTAAAATCTATTGAACTTCTTTTAATAATTTCAGTGAAGACTTTCTCAGGACTATCTAGATATGAAAGTTCATTAATATTTTCAATTGAAATGTTTTTAAAAGTCTTTAAAAATGTATCCTTACTAGATATGAAGAAATGGTCATTTAGTTCATTTGTACTTCCTTTGTTTTTCCAAAACAATTTCGGTAATGATAAACTTTTAAAGTTAAAATTTTCAATGATAATTTTTAAATCACTTCTACAAAAAACATAATACTCATAATCTTGAAATAGATCTGAAATTAGATTAATTTTCTTATAAAAGTGAAAATAACCATATACATTAGACAAGTGTGAGACTTTAGATATATCTAATCCATTTAGAACGTTTATTTGTGATAAAAGACTATTCTTTGTTGGTTGTTTATCTATTAAATAATAGTCAAAGTTATTATTTATACTGTCTATATCTAAATCATAACTTTTATAATCCTGATCTAACTGATTGTTATTAAACCATGTTGATAAAAGTGTGTGACATTCATGTTCTTTGAAGTTTTGTAGTAATGTATTTTTTACTTCTAAAACGGATTCCAAATTTGGTCTAACAAGACCGTGTATAATTAAAAGTATTTTCATGTTTTAATACCAAGCATTTCCATTTAAGTGTTCTACAACTGATTCTTGATCCCATTGACCATATACAAAGCAACCAAATTTTTCGGAAGCCATATCAAATCCCATTGTATCAATATAAAACTTATAGAATTCATTTAGTGGTCCTTCTACAAATCCACCCTCATTTGAAGTAGGATAAACAAATGTTGACCACCAGTTTTGAAAAACTTTAGTTTTACATATATATGGATTATTTGACCATCTAAAAGTAGGTATTAAAGGAATTTTATCAGACGGATTTTTACCATTTTGTATAAGGTTATCATATCTAATATTATTATTATCAAATTGATTTAATCTAATATAGTTTACCTTATCACTTGATAAAACTTCATCTATGAGTGGATTTAAGTCAATTTCTTTTCTCAATACCCAGTCATGTTCCCAAAAAATATAAGATTCAGTTTTAACCGAATTAATTAAATTTATGAAGTTTTTTGGTGCGGTAATAATTGGATCAGTTGAATCAGATGAGCTAACTAGTAATTCATAGTTTTTAAATTTACTTTTTAGTTCAAGTAGATTTTGATGATATTGTTCATCAACAGGTCGACCATTTCTTTTATCATATCCAATATGTATAAATACATTATCTGGATTTATATATGATTTTTTGAAAAAGTCATTAATAACATTTTCAATTAGTCTAGTTGATGGTGCGGAAGGAACTATATTTTGCACACCTCTATAAATTCCTTGACTTTCTGTTTTTGTACAATGTGTTGTTATACATAGTGTTATTTTATTCATTTCTATTTTTATTTTTATAAGTATATTTTTTTGAATTTATCCATTACTACTTCTGGTAAACAATCATCATAACACTTCCAATTTATATTATAATTTGGTTCAAAGTTTATTAAAATTTTCAATAAATCCTCATAGTTATTATAATAAAAACCCTTGTCACCCAAGTATTCTATATGATTTCTTTCTTTTGAACCAAACCAAGTTATAACTGGTTTATTTCTCATAGAGAATTCTGCACAAGTACATCCAAAAGATTCACCAATATCTCTTGCGTGTAACAAAACATCACAAGTATTTATAAATTCAACTTTTTCATCTAAATCCGGAGATGATGGTAAATAAATAATTCTTTCATGTTCGTAAAAATTATCAGTACCTTGAAATAGGAAGAATATGTCATTTCTTAATTTAAGTGCTTCTATAACAGCGTGTTTTGCAAAGTTTAGGTCAAATGTGTCATGACCACCATTTCTACCAAATACAACCGCATCTTTTGGTATACCAAGTTTATCTCTCATATCGGTTTCAATATTTGGTAAATTAACCATATATGAAACATAGTCAATTTGATTATTTGTTATTTTACTTAACCATTTTGAACCCATTGCATATCTTTGTCCATGAATATCATTAGTATTACATATTGCAATTGCATTTATCCAATTGTCACAGTAGTTAGATATAACACCATCATATCTACCACCCTTTATCATAAAAAAGGCATCACACTTTTCTTCTCTAAGTATATTATCTATTTGATTGGTTTCCTTATAGGAAAAAACATCAAATTTAGATTCAAACCTATCTATTGCAACCTTCATATTATGTATAGAATTTTCATTATACATAATAATTGGTTCAATATTAAATAACTTTTGAGATTGCTCTGCATAGTCCCAAAGTGCATTAGAAGTGCCTCTTACACTTAATCCATTATCGTGAAAACATACTTTCATTTTATTTTAATTTTTTTTTATAAAATCTTCTATTTTTACTTTTAAAGACTTTTTATAGTTATCCCACCACTTTGAGCATAAATAACTTAGTTGTTCTTTATTAGAATCTTTCATTTTTTCAAAAGAATCATTCCAATTTTTACCAATTATAAAAGGATGATCACCATATATTTTAGTAAAGTAATCACTACCGTCATTATCTAGTACAGATACCGGAATTGATCCACTTTCAAGAGCTTCATTTATTCTAAAACTATCTAAACTTATCCAACCTCTTGGACAAAGAGTAAAGTAGCTTCTGCTTAGAATATTAGAAAAATCTTTCACTCCTAATCCATTTGGATCTGCCCACCTTTGAGTTAGTAATACATATTTTTTATCTACACTATTAAAGGTATTTAACATCTCATATCTATCTGATTTTAATTGACCAACGAAGTTAATATCTAAGTCTTTATCTAGGTCTACTTTTTTAATACCACTTTGATATCCTAAAGGTATTGTCAATATATTATACTTTTCTATATATTCTTTATTGTAGTAATTCCTAATTATTTTTTTAGAAGTATTATAGAAGTCTATATTTTGTTCAAATGCTTCATCAGAAAGATGTAAGATACTATAATTAAGATTTAGTGAGTTATACCCATTGATATAATCAATAAGTCTTGTATTAGGTTCCTTACCAACAGAGACAATTAGAATAGAATTATCAACAAATAGATCAAATTTATTTTCAATATCATAATGATTTTTAATCAAGAAATTTGAAAAAATATTTTTAATCCAATCAAATGAAAAAGCTACTTCATAATCAGTTTTAACCAACCATATTAGATTTATTTCTCTCATTATCTCAAAGTTGATTTATAAGTACCTGATTCTGATCCTTGGAAACAAGGACTTGGTTCTAACCAATAGGTAGTAAGGTTATGTAAGTAAATATGATAAGCAACCTCCCAATCAGAAACTAGTTGAAATGGTATAATAGTATCTATTATTTTCTGTGCTGCTTTTTGTGATATTAAATATGAATCTAAGCATCTAGTAGCAGGATTTTTTGCCTTATAGAACTTTTTATCATTAGTAATATTATCGGCATGTAAGTTACACCCAGATCCAACCATTATTAAATCCCAATCATTAGGTAAGTCAGAAATCATTGAATTAAAATCTTCAATAAAATGTTCTTTTAATAAAAGATCATCTTCTATAATAAAAGCGTCTCCATTTTCGGCGACTTTTTTAATTGCTAAAATATGTTTAATTGTACAAGATATTTCTGCAGGATTAAGAACTCTAAAGTTATGTACTTGAGGACTCCAAAGTGATACTTTTTTTATCCATTCATCTGATGACGGATAATAAAAACTATTTAGTATTTCAGTAGTTAGTTCATCCTTATCATATTCATTTATAAATTCTAAATTAGCAAAATTTGAAAATTGTTCTATTATTTTTTCCTTTCTATCTTCTAACTTTGTATAGTGTATAACGTATACTTTTGGTATATTCAATTTCATATTATTTTATTATTTTTTCAAAAAAAGAAAGAACTGATTCTGGTTTAGCAAATTCAGGTATTTTATTATCAGTAAACCAAGGTTGATTCATTATCTCTTTGTATAAATTTTGATCATTATCTATTTTAATTATCTCCTCAATTAGATGTTCATCTGAATCAAACTTACTCAAATCTAAAAATGAGTTCGGATTAAAATCATTCTCAACAAGTGTATCACCCCAGTATATAGGAATACTGTCGGCAAACATCGAGTGTATTATTTTTTCTGTACAATAACCTGGGTTAGAGCTATTTTCAAAACTAATGTTAAACTTATAGTCTTTTAAGAAGTTTATTTTTTGAATCTGATCACCTCTACCTTCTACAGTATTTATATTATTAAAAACTCTCCCACCACAGTCAATATGTTTATATCTATGTAATTTAGGTACAAATTCCATTCTTCTACCTTTAGGTTGAGATGCAATAAAACTACAAAATTTTGTTTTATTGATAGACTTCTTATTTAAGAAGTCTTCAACTGAGTGAAGGTATGCTTGATCTCTTTCTGCGTTATATGGTCGATTAAACCAGTTTAATATAAGAACCCATAGTGGTAGTCGATAATTTCTTGGGTCGTCAGAATAGTCAAAAGATAGTGAATAGTGACACTCATTATAATTTGGTCTATAGTTTTCACCGGTATATAAAATTTTTATAACCCTATTCATATCATATCTAAGATGATTATTTCCATAAACTGTATAAAAAAGTATATCAGGATTTATATTATCTACAATAACCTTATACTTTAATGATAATAAGTTATAAAAATAATTATCATATGGTAATAACTCACCCCAAAAATCAGAGTAACCTATTTTAATTTCTTTCATATTTATTTTATTTTTTTGTAAGCCACTCTTTTCTCCAAGGTTGTCCTCCAGAAAAGTGTCTTATTATTACTTCATCAGGACTTAGTTTATTTATATTAAACTGACCATCTGTTTCTCCAACCATCTCAGTGACATTCCAAGCAGTTGGTAATACTTCTACATTCTCGTATAATTCCTCTAAAGAATATACTGTGTTCTCATTCTTATCACTATGCCATCCAAAATCAGAAAGATTAAAAAATGGTTCCCAGCTATGTCTCTTTACACCCGCAAGTGAGTACCAAGAAGCTTGTTCTCTAAACTCATGCCAAAATGATGAGAAATGTCCAAATGCTTCATGTTGAGTTACTTTATCATTTAATAATTTATATCTATCTTCATCTAAGATAAGATCTATCATTTTTCTTGACCAATCATTTATTTTAATACTATAACATCCCATACAATGTGTATTACCAGAGTCAATTGAGTAAGAGAATGATTTATTTGTTACGAATTCTTGTTCCATGTCAACTATAGCCATATCTGCATCTAGATGAGTTACAATATCACCATCTTTTAGAGTACCATCTTTTATCATATCTCTAACAATAGTAAATTTCCACCAGGTAGGGTTATTTCTATGAAGTGTTAGATTAGTATCATTTTTTATTTCAATATAATTAAATCCCCACTTCTCACAATACTCTTTATTTCTTGGAGAAAAATTAGACTCAAAGAATTCCTGTCGCCAGTCGTTATATCTAGCAATTACTATTAAATATTTATTCATAATTTATTTATTATTTGTTTTGACATACTATCTAATGAAAAGTAATTGTCATATGCTTTTATGACATTTTCTTGCATTTGTTTTATTTTATCTTCACTAATATTTGATAGAATACTATCAATATTATTAATATCAGAACTATGTATTGAAACGGAGAAATCATTCCAGTTTATAGTATCGGTAAATGCTCTCCAATCTTCATCATATATATATACCGGAATACTACCTAGTTGCATTGCTTCATACATTCTAAATGAGTTTTTACCATATCCTCTTGGACAAAGTGTAAATATACTTCTTGATGTAATATCAATAAAATTGGTTAAATCGGATTGACTAACTTTATCTGTCCAATTTTTGTATTGTAAATTATATTTCTTATTATTACCTAATATACTAACCATTTGTTGTCTTATTGGATGTGTAATAGATCCAACAAATGAGCAGAAGATGTCTTTATCTTTAGTAACTTTTATCGAGTCTGGAATAGGTGAGCAAACTAAGGGTATTGGAATTCCTGGCATATTACCACCTGCTGAGAATTTTTGAACCTCATAAGGAAAATGCTCTTTTATTGCATCATCATGTTGACTAACAGTAAAATACTTTTTAGTTTTATCTAAACTTAGTAACTTTTCTTGTAGTAAAGAAAGACTTACGTTTTGTATATAGCAAGTTGTCCAGTCAACTGGGATATAGTAAATATCTTTATTAGGTTTATTATTATTGTAGTAGTCAAAGAAAAATCCTTCTATATATTTACCAGTATGATATGGTGGATAAACTGGATAAGTAGGATTAGGTCTAAATTCTTGAAAGAAGGTATTAAGAAATTTTTGGTAGTCTTGTTTACCGAGTAAGTTTTGTTTTTTTAGATTATTTTTAAATCTAACAATTTTTAATAGTTCGACTTTCTTATCAATACCTTCTACCCAGTTTGAATGGTGCATAAGTAAATTATCTGGTATATCAAAGTTTTGTCCTTTCCATTGTGTTCCAAATGATCCAAATGTCCAAAATCTTGTTGATAAGACCGTATAGTTGCAATGATTTAGATTCATATTTAATGCGTGTTGATCCTCTAAGTATTGGTCGTGATTATCTCTCATACTTTCAAACATTTTAAGTGTTCTCTCATTTCCACGACAAACAAAAAATCCAGAACAAAGTCCACCATTATAATCATTTTGTATTGCAATATCAAACTCACCTAATTCTTGTATTAAAGCATCTTTAATAGGTCCAAAAAACTGTATATCAACATCAGAAAATACAAATATATCTCCCATATTTTCATTTACTGCTTTTATAAAAACATCAACCTTTTTCATTGTTGTTGTTTTCCAACCATCAGAATAGTAAGAGCCACTTTTACATTCTTGCTCTCCTATTGTTGAATCAATTTCTAAATCTTCTACAGTCTTAGAAAAATAGTTTTCAAATAAGTCTTTATGACTTTCTGTATAATATGTGTATATTTTCATTTAATCTATTATTTTTTACCAGTAACAACCACCCTCAACCATTGTACTTGTTACAGGTGTTTCTTCTGTATTTGGTCTTACCCAATATTCATTGTAGAACTTTGTAATGTCTTCACTACCTTCCCATCTTTTACCTCTTATACCAAAATATAATTGAAGTCCACCACCAATATAAACAGCGGATTTGTTCAATTTATTTTTAATATAATCACATAGTGGTAGTCCATATGAACCACAACCTAGTAAGGCAACATCAAAGTCAATCTTTGATATATCTTCACACATTTTATTATATGATTCATACCAGTCTTTATCTGGACCTTGACTACCAATTGATTGAACAGACTTGTATGTAATATAGTCTGCATCAGGTAGTATATTTTTATTTTCCCATATCTTATCTTTAACTAATAGTTGTTTATCTATTGTTTCTTTAAATGGATTTATAATAAGTATCTTTTTACCTTTTAAATGTTCTGTCCAAGGGTTATCAAATCTAAATGATTCTAACGCACCTACATCAATAAGTTGTTTCTCTTCTGGTACTAAAAAGTCTTCCATTTCAATAAACCCTGGATAGTTCCAATATGCGTGTAAGTCACAAGAGTCACATGCAGATTTATAATATTTGGCATAAGTTAAAAAATCTTGTGATCCATAGAATCCAGCATTTACCGTGAACCAAGTATAAACGTGTTGTGGTATTTGTTGATTTGCTAATACTAAAGCAGATATAGCAGTTTCACCTCCTAGTCCTACTCTTGATATTAGAAAACTTTTATTTTCTTTTACTAAGTTAGCAATTGCATCATTACTTTCTTGTGAATTAAATCTTTTATCTACTCTCATTAGAAGTGTGGTATTGTTTTCTTTTGGCTATCGATATTTATATCATTGGTTGGTTCAACCAATAGATATGGACCAAATACCATATCTGTATTATTATAAGTTCTGTGATTAGAAATATGTAAGTGTTTACTAACTATCTGTATACTTGGATTTTTAACATTATAATTGTTCTCTAAGTAAATCTGAACAATTCTATTATCACACCCAGGTTTACCCATTAGAAAGTTACTTCGTTCATCTATTTTTATAGGAGTTTTAAAAATCCAAGAATCTTGTGATAACATTCCAGTTGTTACTCCATGTTGATTCCAAGGTTTATTATAGAAATCAACAAACCATTGATTATCTTTAAGTAATAAATCCCATCTTGTTAAAGCTAGAAATGTATTAGTAAGATCAGTATTTTTTAAGTGTTCGATTGTCGAATCAAAGAAAATATCCGTATTTGCAACAATACAAATCTCATCTGGTAGATTAGTATTACACCATTCAAATAAAAACTTAAATGAAGGTCTATTATCTATTTTAACAATTTCAATTTTATCTGATTGTAAATCTAGTATAGAGTCATCTGATATGAAAACATATATCTTTTCAATAAAAGTATTTTTAATATTCTCATTTATACAAGATTTATATTCTATATCACGATTTTGATTTGTAGATTTAAAGTATTCAATAATAAGTTTCATTATGGTGTTTGTTGATTTTTTATATCATGTTTCATCATAATTTTAACTAGATCTTCAAACTTAACTTTTGGTTCCCAACCTAGTTTTTCTTTTGCTTTTGTATAGTCTCCTAAAAGTGTATCAACCTCTGCAGGTCTGTAGTACCTTTCATCAATTTCAACAATTACATTACCTTCAAAGTAAGCTTTCTCATTTATTCCTTCTCCAACCCATTTAAGTTCCATTCCGCATTCTAAAGCAGCCAGATCAACAAATTCTTTAATTGAATGTGTTTCATTAGTTGCTAAAACATAATCGTCTGGAGTGTCTTGTTGTGTCATTAGCCACATACCATAAACATAATCTTTTGCATAACCCCAATCTCTTTTAGAGTAAAGATTACCTAGTTTTAATGTAGGGAAATCAGTTTGACCATGATCTAAATAGTTTTTAATAAGACCTAGTGCCATTGTGACTTTTCTAGTAACAAATGTTTCACCTCTTCTTTCACCTTCGTGATTGAAAAGAATTCCATTACTAATGTGCATTCCATAAGATTCTCTATAGTTCTTTGTTATCCAAAGACCATACATCTTCGCACAACCATAAGGTGAACGTGGATGCATAACTGATTCTTCTGTGTATCCGGTTACTGGCATATTATATCCCATCCCACCATATAATTCAGAAGTAGATGCTTGATAAACTCTTGCCTTAGGACAGTGGTTTTTTACAGCATCTAAAATTACTAATGTACCTAATCCATCAACTTGTGCGGTATAATAAGGTATTTCAAATGAAACTCTAACGTGTGACTGAGCACCTAAGTTATAAACTTCATCTGGTTGTATTTTTGTAACTAAATCTGAGATAACTAGTGGATCGGTTAGATCACCATAGTGTAACTTTATTCTATCATAGATATGATCTATACGACCAGTATTAAATGATGAACATCTTCTAATAATACCATGTACTTCATAACCTTTCTCTAAAAGAAGATCCGCAAGATGACTTCCTGATTGACCTGTTATTCCTGTTATTAATGCTTTTTTTATTCTTTCCATGTGTAAATATTTTTGTATTTCTATATTCTAGTTAAAAGGACAATAGATTATGAGATAGTAAATCTCTTTATTTTAATTTATAAGCAACTGCAACACCATAGTCGTGTTGATTTTCAAAAAATTTCTCTATTTTATATTTAGATGAATCAATAGATGATAAGATAGTAAATGATCCTGGATGATAATTCGTATCATGTAATATTACAATTCCATTTTCACTCAGAAGATCAGTGTATTTCCAATCATTTATACAAGCATTTACAGAATGGTCACCATCTATAAAAAGAATAGAAACTTTATCAATACCAACTTCACTAATATACTCTCTTACCTTATCTTGATTAAATGAATTTTCTTGAATTGTGAAAATATTTTTAACTTTATCATTCAAGAAGCTCTTATCATCTATATCAATACCGAGGTAAGGTATACCATCTGGTTTATTAGAAAGAAGAGCATGTGTAAATGAGCCATACCCGTTTCGATGAACTCCAATCTCAATTACTCCGTGTGTCATATAATTTTTTGAAATTTGCTTTACCAACTCATAATTTTGCGGAGAAACCTCATGAGGGAAAGTACAACTCAAAAATGGTGCATATTCATCATTATTGTCTATATTGTCAATTTTGTTGACTTCTGATGAGGTCTCGTCAAAATCATCATCGGACAAGTTAGACATGTATACAGTTTTTATTTGTGGTTCAAAAAGTAAACCATCTATATTAGTCTTGTTTTCACTAACTATAATTTTGAATCTTTGATTCAATACAGGGTTAAATAATTTAAGTATCATATTTTTTTATTTTTTTTATTTGACATAATCTATATATGTTTTTTCTATACCTTCTTTAAGGTTTGTTTTGTATTTCCAACCTAAATCACTTAGTTTAGAAACATCTAATAATTTTCTTGGTGTTCCATTAGGCATTTGTGAATTAAAAAGTATATTACCTTTAAATCCAACTACTTCTTTTACTAAGTAAGCTAAATCTTTAATTGTTATATCTTGACCAGTACCAATGTTTACTATTTCAGAGTCATTGTAATTTTCCATTAAATGTAAACAAGCATCTGCTAGATCATCAACAAATAAAAACTCTCTCATTGGTGTTCCATCACCCCATATTTCTACGTGTGGATTCTCATTGATTTTTGCTTCATGAAACTTTCTAATCATTGCCGGAAGAACGTGTGAGTTTTTTAAATCATAGTTATCATTATAACCGTACAGGTTAGTTGGCATAACTGAAATAAAATTAGTACCATACTGTTCATTGAAACTTTGACACATTTTAATACCCGCAATCTTTGCAATTGCATAAGAATCATTAGTTGGTTCTAATGAACCTGTTAGTAAGTATTCTTCTTTGATTGGTTGTTGACATAACTTAGGGTAGATACAAGATGAACCTAAGAAAAGTAATTTCTTAACTCCAAAATGTTTAGCCGAGTGAATGATATTAGATTGTATCATTATATTATCATAGATAAAGTCTGCTTTGAAGTCACTATTTGCTTTTATACCACCAACTTTGGCAGCACATAAGAATACATATTCGGGTTGTTTACTCCAAAAGAAGTTTCTAACATCTTCTTGATTTTTTAAATTGAGATCTCCTTTGGTAGAAGTTATAATGTTAGTATAACCTAGTTCTTTTAATTTTCTTAAAATAGCTGAACCGACCATACCTTTATGACCAGCTATATAAATTCTTGAATCTTTTTGCATTACAAAAATTATTTTCTTTTTATATAAAAAATGTGATTTTTGTTTTAATATATACATTATAAAAAAAATAAATTATATTATGAAATACTTAAAATCATTCAAAATCTTTGAAGAATTGGATATAGATCATGAAACTAATAGAAGAATGGAAAGTAATACTAAATCTTTGGTAGATATGGCAAAAAGATATGAGTCAGATTTAACTAAAAAAGGATTAAAAGTAATTACTAAAAATTCAAATTCAAGTGACGAATCAAGAAAGTTAAGAGAGGAAGCATGTGATAAAGTAAAACAAGGTGATGAAAATGTATATGGTATTATGCAATGGACTGGACAAACTTGTCAAAGTTTCTCTATAGTTTCACCAGAAGGTGGTATCGAAGTTCTTAGAAAACCTACAAATAGTCAAGATCTAACTATTAGTTATTCGGAAACACCTGGTAAAATGTGTACAATAGATATCTATTCAACACCACGTAATGGAAAATCTAATTATTTACAACAAGATGGTGAAGTTCTATATACTTGGGACTCATACGGTAAAGTAGCAAAAGGAAAACTGGCATAGCTGGTAAATAAAAAAAAGAAGAGTATTACTCTTCTTTTTTAATTTTCTTTCTCTTTTTCAAGTTGACTGTTGTCACTTCTTTTTCAGTATCGTAGTCAAGTACTAAAGTAGTACCTTCTTTTGGTTCACTTTCAATAATGAATTCAGTTACTGCATCATCGATACTTCGTTGAATAGCTCTTTTCAAAGGTCGTGCACCAAATTGAGGATCATAACCAATCTCAACTAAATGTTCTTTTAAAGAATCAGATACTTCTAAAGTAAATCCAATCTCTAAACCTCTTGCTAAAGTTTTTCTTAGTTCAAGATCAACAATTTTCATTATCTCTTCTTTACCTAAATCTCTAAAGTAAATAATTTCATCTAATCTATTGATAAATTCAGGTGCGAATTTTTTCTTCAACTCTTTTTCTAAGATACCTTTTATATCATCTTCTCTTTTATCTGTTTTAGTTTTGGTAGAGAAACCAACACCTGCACCAAACTCTTTAACAACTTTAGTACCAACATTTGAAGTCATTAAGATAACACAGTTTTTAAAACTAACTTTTCTACCATGAGAATCTGTAATATGTCCTTCATCTAACATTTGTAAGAAAAGGTTAAATATATCTGGATGTGCTTTTTCAATCTCATCTAAAAGAATAACTGAATAAGGTTTTCTTCTAATCTTGTCTAAAACATTCGCATCATCATATCCAACATATCCAGGAGCTGCTCCTTGAATTCTTGTTAAAGATATTTTATCCATATATTCAGACATATCTAATCTGATTAAAGAATCTTCTGATTCAAATAAATACTTAGATAATTGTTTCGCCAATTCTGTTTTACCAACTCCAGAGTTACCAATTAAGATACCACTAAAGATTGGTTTGTTAGGATCTTTCATACCAACTCTACCTCTTTGGATAGATTTGATGATTTTCTTAACTGCGTCATCTTGTCCAACAACTTTACCTGCAATGTTTTCATACATTTTAGAAAGTTTTTTATTTTCACTTTGATTTACTTTTTGAACTGGAATACCAGTAATCATAGCAACAACCTCCGCAACATTTTCTTCACCAACTAATTGTCTGTTTTTCAAAGTTTCTTCTTCCCATCTTTCTTTAGCTACTTGTAATTGATTATTTAATTGTTTTTCAACATCTCTTAATTTAGCTGCTTCTTCATACTTCTGACGTTTGATTACATCATTTTTCTTTTCTTTGATTTCGACAATCTTTTGCTCTACATCAGTAATTTCTTTAGGAACTACTATGTTAGAAATGTGAACTCTTGCACCCGCTTCATCTAAAGCATCAATCGCTTTATCTGGTAAGTGTCTATCAGACATATATCTAACAGTTAGATCAACACAAGCTTTGATAGCTTCGTCAGTGTAAGTTACGTTGTGGTGAGACTCATACTTATCTTTTATGTTTGTTAAGATTTGTATAGTTTCTTCTGGGGTAGCAGGCTCAACAACTACTTTTTGGAAACGTCTTTCTAACGCAGCATCTTTTTCAACGTGTTTTCTATATTCATCAAGTGTAGTTGCACCAATGATTTGTATTTCACCTCTTGCCAAAGCAGGTTTAAACATATTGGAAGCATCCATAGAACCACTTGATCCACCGGCACCAATCATTGTATGAATCTCATCAATGAAAAGGATAATAGATTTATCATCTTCAACCTCTGCCATAAGAGCTTTGATTCTCTCCTCGAATTGGCCCCGATATTTCGTACCTGCAACCATAGAAGCTAAATCTAACATAACAACTCTTTTGTCAAATAAGATTCTACTAACTTTACGTTGAGCAATTCTAAGTGCTAATCCTTCTGCAATAGAAGATTTACCAACTCCTGCCTCACCAAGCAACATAGGATTATTTTTCTTTCTTCTTGAAAGTATTTGAGAAACTCTTTCGATTTCTTTATCTCTACCTACAATAGGATCAAGTTTACCTTCTTCGGCGTATTTGGTTAAATCACGACTGTATGTATCTAATACCGGAGTTTTAGATTTAGTGTCAGATTTTTTACCATTACCACCTCCAAATTTGTTGTAGTCATCGTCATCATCATCTTCTAAGGAAGCTTTAATGTCGAGTGTTTTCGTAAGTAATTGTTTGTTTATCTCCATAATTTATTTAATAAGATTTATAATAAGTTTTATATTCGGTAATTGTTTAAAGTTTTTACTTTTCCTTTAAAATTTGTTCGATAATTGAATCTCTTCTTTCAGATACATCAGTATCAATATGTTCACAATAGATGTTTAAATTTAGTTTTGAATTAAAAACTATATCTATAGTTTTTATACGACATCCCTTTGCAATATATTTAGTGTGTTCAATTGTGAAGTTCTTAACCTTTTCATATTTATCTATAAAAAAGTCGTAGTAGTTTTTATTATTCTCGATGTCTAAATCCAGATAAATGGTTGCATGTTTTGAAATAGAAAGTTGTACACTTATATCTTCGACATGAAATACTTCATCGTCAATTTTTACCCACATAAAAAAAGTAATTTTTATGTTATACAGAAATGAAAGGATTTTGTTTAGTTACTTTGTAAATTAAAGTTATCTTCGGGTTCAATGATGTTAAAGTCTTCACATCTTTTTATAAAATCTTCAACAATTGAGAATGTTGATTGTATATCGTCAAATTTATGTTCTTTGACATCCCATTTAGATTTATCTTGACTCTTTAATTTTCTAAAGATTGTAACTACTGTATATTTTTGTTTATGGAAAGTAAATGTTATAGAAGCATAATAGTCGTCTCCATTTACACGTTTTAATGATGTTGCAAAAAGCATGTGTATTTTATGTTCACCTTTTTCAACTATTTTATAATTGAAGTTATTAAGTACTGGAAATTGGTATCTCATTACATCTAAAAATCTAATATCTTCACCAGTCTCATAGTTTTTAAACTTACTTATAACTTCCGGCATTTCACCTTTTAAATAAGGTATCTCATATTGTGATTTAAAATCATCAGTATCGAAAAACTCTAGTAATCTTTTAATCTTTTTCATCTAAATAATTTAATAAATTTTCTATAAGAACATCTGCTCTTTCTTTAAATTCCTTTTGTTTATCAAAGGTTTTATTTGCAGTATAATAATCTAAACCCTTATTTACATGAAAAGCTTGTACTAGATTATCTGGTACGAATACACCAGAATATTTCATTTGCATAATATATGGTAATACTGCTGATTTAGGATCAATTGTAAAAGGATCTGATATTACATCATATGACTCAGGTAATTTATTTTTTGTATAATCGTTAGCACCATCATCACCGTGTACATAAAAAGCTGCTACTTTACCATCCAAATGATTTCGTAACATATTTTCATATTTACCTGACTTTGAAAGTTTACCTGTAATTTCTGAGTTTTTAATATTTTTAGGACCCATTAGATTTTTTGCATCATCAACTGCAAGAGTTTGATTTACACAAACTAATCTATCAAAAAAAGCTTTTACTTGTGAAGTTAAAGAAAACCAGTGAACAGGAGATATAATAATAAATGCATCACATTCTTGTAGTAGTTTATATATATCTAAGTCGTGCATTAAATCGGGTTTCTTCTTATCACCTTTGAAGTAACAAGAACAAGGAAAGTGACAGTGATAACCACCTGCAGTTGATATACAACCTTTACACGGTTGAACAATTGGTTGTTTTGCTTGATTAACAGCTAAGTCAATTGTATGAAAGTCAATAAATGGTAGCCATTTATCTTTGATATAATCGACTATATCATGACTTTTAGAACTCATATCAGAACAACTATCTTTATCCCTTGGTGAGCCTTGTATTATTAATATTTTTGGTTTATTATCCCCTAATTTTCTAATTTGCATATTAGTATATATAAAAAAACTCAGATTATAAATCTGAGTTTTTAAATATTTATGATAATTGTGTTTTGATTAGTTTCTCAAGTTTACTTAAATCTTGAGCATCTACATTTGTTAGAATGCCATCAACAAAAACCTCTGTGATTGTTATATCAGTATCAGTAACAAAAACTTCACAAGAACCTGGTGTCCACCAGTCTCCACTTTCTTCTTCGATAGTACCTTCAACACAAAGTTCATAGTTTACAGTTACTTCTACATCATCATATTCAAAGGACATATATTGATCTTTTTCAGTGAAAGATCCTTCATTCTCATATACCATATCAGAGAAAGAGTCAGAAGATATAAAGTTACCGTCAACGAATTTTAAAGTGTCTATAGAGTTCATAGTGATATATTTGTTGTTATTTGATTACAGTACAAATATACGGTGATTACCCCGATAATCCAAATATTATGGGGTAATTTTTTTAATTTCTGAGAAAATACTTTTCCTTGGTTGTCTCTGTTTTAATTCAGTCTTTGAATGTGTATGTGATTGTTCAACTTTTTTTACATTCGGTACAGTTTCTTTGAAATTACTTGCCAGATTATCGTAGATACCCTGCCATTTAGATCTGTTTATACCTGCCTTTTCAAGGTAAGTAAAGATACTTTCTTTAGGTATCTCACCGAATTTTTTTCCTGATGCAACAACTGCATCTAATAAAATGTTTACTATATCCATATTTTTCATATTTTTGTTTTTTTCTTTTTCCTTCTTTTCTTTATACCAACCTTTTTTACCTGCAATTCCTGGAAGTCCTTTTGGACCTGGTAAACCAGCACGACTAAGGTCATGTAATTCTTTCATACGTTCCCATTTTTCAATCATTCCTGCCATATTATATTAAAATTATTTTATCAAATCCTTCATCATCTGTTGGTAAAACGAAAGAATCCATCATTGATTTAATTACAAATGGTGGTATGAATTTATTTTCATTGATTGATCTGAAATCGTTTCTTCTTTTGTATTCTTCTGAATCTAAGATTGGTAATACAACAGATACTTTGTAATAATCATTAGAGAAGTAAGAAAGGTTTTTAACTCTTACTTTTCTTGATAAGTTAGTCATGTCGATGATAACATCTACTTTTTGAGTAGCAGCATCAGTTATTCTTTTAGCTAATAGTTTATCAACTGCTTTTTGATCAACAGTTTTAAAAGCTAGGTTATAATCTCTTGTACCTGCAACTTCCATAAGGATCTCATCTCTGGATATAGCAAGAGTATCTGGGTAGTTTTCTCTTACCCAAGTAGATTTACCAGACATTGGTATTCCTGATAGTATTATAACGAATGGTGATTTTGTTTTCATAATTACAAATATACGAATAAAATTCGAGTTGACAAATTTTATATATAAGAAATAAATAAAGTTTTATAATAATATGATAAACAAATATAATGATTTCATTCTCGAAAGACTACTAAATGAGTCGGTAATATTTTATGCACCTCCATTTAAAAAAGTCTTAAAAAAGTTATCTAATGAGCCTATTTCTAAAATACTATTAGATACAGAAAGAACTGATATAAAACCAGATATAACATTTGTCAATTTAGACAAAGAAGGTTATGTTTCATTTACAACGATGAAGAATACCAAAAAGATTTTAGCGGATAGATTCTCAGATGTTTTTGATGAAGAAGGTTTAGAAAATACATTAAACAATGATCCGCTTATTGGTGATGATATATGGAACTTACATGATGGTGCTAATACTATTAGACACGAGTCTCCTTTAAGAGGACAAGGTATGTTAGGTGATGCAGATCCATATGAAAAGGCTAGAAATCCTATTAAGTTAGGTCGTTTTATAAATAATATATTCCCTGGTAAATTTACTGCAAGAGAAGTAGAAGAATTTGTAAATAAATTCAAATCTACATTAGAACAAAGTGGTGAAAGATTTATTGAAGTATCAGGTGATGAAATTGCAGAATGGTATGACTATAATAGTTATAAAATTATGAATGGCTCATTAGGTAGTTCTTGTATGGCAAGATCAGAAAAAAGAACATTTGAGATTTATACTGATAACCCAGAGGTGTGTAGAATGTTAGTTTTATTGGAGGATGATAAACTAATTGGAAGAGCACTTATTTGGAAAGTAATTGATGATGTTGATACAGTTTCTAAAGAAGATCACTTAAATATTAAATATTTCTTAGACAGACAATATACTATAAAAGATTCTGATGTAGAAAAGTTTAGAACTTATGCAATTGAGAAAGGTTGGGCTTATAAAACACATAATAATCATCATAATCTAGATTCGGTAACATTTGAAGATAAGAATTATAGACTAGAGATGAAAGTTCAACTTAATCGTAAGGAATATAGTAGATTTCCTTATGTTGATACATTTAGAAGATATGATCCAAGAACTGGAATACTTACTAACGATAGTAATAATGAAGAGGATGCGATTGGATGTTATATTTTAGATAGTACTTCTGGTGGATATAATGAGGTTACAGATGATGTTTGGTCAGAATGGCATGATTGTGAAATTAGTAGGGATGAAGCTATCTATTCTGAAGAATTACAAGATTGGATATACGAAGAAACTTCTATTACTGTTAGAAGAGGATCTCGTGCTGGTGTTTATCCTGAAAATTATGATGAACTTTGTTGGTCTGAATGGGATGATGAATACTATCATAGTGATAATGCAACTTGGTGTGATGATTATCAGGATTATATCTTTGAAGAAGATGCGGTTTCTGTAGTTACTAGCGTTGATGATGATGGTGATATTTCCAGTGGTTGGAGTGACCAATACTATCATAAAGATGATAAAGATACTATTATCTTAATGGATAAAGTAAAAGAAAAGGAATGGTATAAAAAATTAAAAACTGAAGATCGTGATTGGAGAGATAAAGAAGCTATTAAGTTAGAACTTGTTACATTAGATTATAAAAATGAATACGTATTAAACATTTTCCAAATAGAAACATTTTTACTAAAAACTGATGAAGAAAAAGATTACTTCTATCTAACAGAAGAAGATGCTGAATTACTCGGATATGAAATTGATAAAGTAAGTGATGATGATGATAATCTTGATAAGTATAGAAGAATAACTGATTGGTTTGACTATTATAAAGATATAGAAACTTATAAAGACAAACCTACTTTATTTAGAGACAAACCACTTATAACAGTTGAAGAATTGAAGAATAAAATAGATGGAATCATAGATTCGGAAAAAGAGGATAATGAAAAATTAGATCCTCACTATTGGACACAAAGATCTGAATTTTTACAAAAATGGTTTGAATAAAATAAAAAAGACTCCAATTGGAGTCTTTTTCTATTTAAATGCTTTTAAAACTTTAACTTTATGTCCTGCGGTTGTATGAACTCTATGATAACCATCAATAAGTCGGTATTTACCCCTACTAAATGTTACAACACCTCTAATTCCTTTATAATTTCTATCACTATAGAATTCTAAATCTTTTTTCTTTACTTTACTGTGATGTTCAATAGAGCCAAAGTTTATATCACTTTTATCTACTTCAATAATCTCATATTGACAATGTTCTAAGTCTGGTAGTAAACTACCATACTCTAAACCTAATAGGTACTCAACACGACCTGATAAATCATCAATAGAAAAAGCAATGTTTAATTCTTCCTCTATTTTAGAAGCAATGTTTTGGCTTAAGAAAACACCTTCAATTTCTTGTCCATAGTAACCACCACATACTTCAACAGTATAATAATCTGGTTCCCATACTTTATATTTTCTTAAAACTCTATCAATAGTATAACGGTTTATATCTTCACCTATTCCATAAAGTATTTGACTTAGTTTACCTTCTCTTTTACCAGATAACGTAGTATTGTCAAACAGTTCATCATAAATTAGATTTACCATTTTAGTGACTTCAACATGAGTAACTTCTGTGTCATAAATCATACCACAACGACAAATTCCCTCATCATCACAACCGTTATTACTACAGTCGTATTCTGAGTGGTAATCAATATTGACACAACGATAATGTAAATCTATTTTATCTAGGTTCATTTTTTTTTAATTTTTGACTTGGTTTAATGTTTATGTAATAGTTACACCAAGCATCATTTTCATTTAATTTTTGTTTAATATAAACTTCTTCTTTACATAACGCATTATAAATCTTTAAACGTGCTTTAGGACTTACTGCATACCAACTAATTGGTAGTATTTCATCACTTTCGTAAGGATCTAGTTTAATTCTATCAATGACAACTTTTTTATCATAGATAGGTCTATCAAGCCATATAAATCCGATATGATCTATGGCCTTTACCTTATCTCTAATTTTAATAATTAGATGTGTATCTAAAAATGTCATACTGGTTTGTTGTTTACGATACCATTGTGGTAGTATCTAAAGTTTGTAATGTCTTTACCTTCTACTTTATCTAAAAAGTTTAATACTGCTCCTATTATATTTCTTTTTCCAGAAGTGTTGTCTGTATGAGCATACCAATCTGGAAACTTTTTGTTATTATCTAAACAGTAATCAATTAAATAATCAACCGCAGACTTACCTGTGTACTCAACTCCGTCTTTGTAACAAGCTAAATCATGATCAAAAGAAATCAAATCAATTTTGTCAAAGTGTTTATCCACTAAGTCAATAAAGTCAAAATAATCTCTAACAATTATCCATTTATCTTTTTTAGAATAGTCCACACCAAGACCTTTACTCACATTGTGAGACATTGATGGAATACGGATATCATCTAAGAATATATTTTTCATATTGAGTAATGTTTTAAAAAGTCTTTCTCGACTTGTTTTAATGAGTTTATTCCGACATCAGTTATTCTATCTAACACGATGTCTATTTCTAAGTTATTATAAATCCAATGTTCTAGATCATCTAAAAAGAAATCATATTTAAAAAGATTCTTTTCATCTAATTTATCTTCTAATTCATACTCAACGTCTATTTTGTTGTAAATTATATCTTGTGATAAATCTAAACACTCGTGAGCAATTAAATTATTAGTAAGTATCTTACTATATTTAGCTACTTCAATTGGTGTTGATATAACATAACAACAATAAATATTATTATCTTCATAGTC